AACTCTATCTAATAGAAAAACCCGGAGACACTAGGGATTGGCCACACCCAACATTTAATCTAGTATATCCAGCACTCGTAGATGGTATTGAAGAAAGAACCATAGAACTTGTTGAAGATGAAAACGGCGAAATTTACATAGAACAATACACCAATCAAAAATCTATGAGAGTAACACACTTCAGAGTTTCTGGTTTGGGTCAAAAGTCAATTCATTCGGACTGGATGAAACGATTTACCGCGGTGCAGAAATGAAAATACCTACTCTGTATCTATCATACGCCAAGAGCGTGCTTCGAGTCATCGCATTTGGTGGATTGGCTGCAGGGTTTCTGGTTGCCGAAGTAACTGCTGGTCTGTTGCTATTGGCTGAGTTAATTCGAATTGCGGAGGAACGCAAATGACTAAGATCTTTGTCTTTGGTTCTAACCTTGCTGGTCGCCACGGTGCCGGGGCAGCTAAGTATGCACACGAGCGCTACGGCGCAGAGTATGGTGTAGGTGTTGGTCGGACTGGCTGTTCATATGCCATTCCCACCAAAGACTTTAGTCTTAAGACTCTTACTCTTGAAGCAATTGAGCAACACATCGCTGACTTTATCAAGTATGCATATGCTAATCCTGATGATGAGTTTCTACTGACTCCTATTGGTTGTGGTCTTGCTGGCTATCGTCGTGACCAGATCAAGCCACTGATTGAAAAGTACAACCGACCTTCAAATGTGATATACACCAAAGAATGGGAAGATGAGGATATTAACTAATGAATAAAGAAGAACGCAATAAGGCAATCGAGAAGATTCAGTCTGATGTTGAAGATATCAAGCATGATGTTGCTTTGATCATTCAGCACCTCCTTAAGAAAGATGAACCTAATCCAATTCCTCCTCATGTTCCATATCCTCGTGACGGTATTCCAACTCCTCCAGTGAAATGTTCAAAGTGTGGAATGGAGTTTAGAGGAGTAATGGGATATGTCTGTGCTGATATTCACTGTCCTACGTTTATGAGACCGTATTACGGCACGAAAATTGTCACCACAGGGTACACTCCCTGGCAATCATATAATGAGAAGCCTAAAGAATGAACTGGTATGAATGGCTTGGTTATCACAGTATGGATATTGATACAGGTGAAGACTCGCTTGACCTTATGAAGAAAGCATACATCGCAGGGCTTCAAACTGCTTATGACCAAATGTATAAAAATGAAGATGGCGACTATGACTTCGTTATGTGGCGCTTGAAAAATCTAATAGAGGAAAGCAAATGAGCAACATGTTGAAATGGGCGGAAGCCGAACTTAAACTGGCTGGATATGATATTAATGATCCAGAAGATGGACCTAACCGTTGGCTAGCAGAAGGAACGCTCGAACTTCTGAAAGTGTTCTCAGAACAAGGTCACAGCGGTATGTCAGCGCCGTATGCAGTAGCTCTGTTTGAGAAGCTTGCATCATGGAAACCTATTGCGCCTTTGACTGGCGAATCTGACGAGTGGACTGAAGTAGGTCCTGATGTATGGCAGAACAAACGTAACAGTTCTGTCTTTAAGGATGAAGATGGTCGACCATACTGGATGGACGGACGAGTGTTCTGGGAATGGTATTCGTCGCCAGATATTGACGAAGGTAAACCATATAAGGACTACTATACGGGTCGTGAAAGCCGAGTGTTTATCGAGTTTCCTTGGACACAGCCGGATAAACCTGAATACGTGTTTGTACCAACAGAAAAGTTTCCAAACGAGGTAATCGAATGACTGAGTTAGTATGTGAAGGGTGTAAACAACCACTTACCGATTGCGGTCCTATCGGATGGGAATGCTGCAACAAGGATCGCACATACGACCAAGATATCTATATCAGATGGCTGCGTAAAGACAAAGAACGTAAAGAACGAGCCGAACTCGCTCGACTAAAAGCAAAATACGAGGGCTTGAATTAATGGGTATCAACACACATGTATATACCGTCTATGGCGTAAAATTAGATTGGGATAATGCTTTCTACGAAGCATATGAAGAAATCGAAGAAGCACTTTTAGATGAATTTGGATGGGGTAAACCACAACCAGCAGATCGACAGGTCGAAGCCGTCATCGATGGTATGATGGGTAATTACATAATTCTTGGCCACAAAATCTACGACTCTGGTGACTTCCGTTACTGTGATGACATGAACGACTATCAAGAAATTGACACCAGTAATTTTTTGAACCTTGAGTTAGAATACAAAGAACAGTTTGCTCGGTTGTATCCAGATCATGTTTATCTTCTCGAAGGTAAAGACTTCAAACTGATAAACCTGATTCATTATAGTTGACATTTGCTTCTGAACCGATTATAGTAATTCTATAAAAATTATTAAGGAAAGAAAATGAAAGTATACCTAGGACCTTACCGCTACCGTTGGGTTTCTAAAGTCCATGATCGTTGGATGGATAGAAAGTACGCTGAGACTTGGTGGGATATGGATGAAAACAAGTATACTTGGATGGACAAGTTTACCTACAAACTCGAGGGTGCACTTCAAACTCTCTACAACAAAACCATTAATAAGTATCTTGACAAAGCTCAGCGCAAAGTTAAGATCCACGTTGACGGATACGATGTTTGGGGTGCAGACCATACGATTGCAATGCTTGTTCATCCTTTGCTATTGAAGCTGAAAGAGAACAAGCACGGTGCACCATATGTAGACGACGAGGACGTTCCTGAGCATCTTCGTAGCACTGCTGCACCACCAAAAAAGGATGAATGGGATATTGATGATAACCACGAAGCACGTTGGGACTGGGTTCTTGACGAAATGATCTGGGCCTTCGAGCAGTGCGCAAAGGACGACACTGGTGACGATCAATTCTACTCTGGTGAAGTGGATTGGAAGTTTGTGAAAGAAGACGACAAATACTCTAGAATGGAATATGGGCCTAACCATACGTTCAAGGTGGACGAAGAAGGTAAGAAAGCTCACTACGACCGCATCAAGAATGGCCACAGACTTTTTGGCCGCTACTACTTTTCTTTGTGGGATTGACAATGATACGTTGGTATGATTGGGTAGTTGCTATCCTAACAGCAGACTTAATAGTTGCTTTTTGTATAGTCAGTATAACTGGTGATAACTTTTGGGTGAATATTTTATACGGTCTACTAGCAGGATTAACGTACTCTCTCTGGACTGTTGACTATTGTAGCGTTAGAAAAAGGCAAGAACATGGTAAGTAACGAAGAACTAGAATCACCACTGAATGCCATACAACAACTTATGGCAATTACATCAGAAGAATGTGGCGAACTGACACAAGTATGCATGAAAGTTATGCGTAAGTACACGACACTCGAGGAAATCCAGAACGACAAGTATAGAGATTTGTTGATCGAAGAAGCCGGCGATGTTCTGTGTATGATCGAATTGATGGTTGAGCATGGGATCCTGACTGACAAAGAGTTGAGTGCTAGAATACATGTAAAGCGCAACAAACTCATGACTTGGAGCAATTTAATCAACTAAATTTAAAAAAGGGGTTGACATTTTGCAGCCAGTGTTTATATTATAACTATAACAAACAGAGGTTACATCATGGCTATCGCGATCGTCACTCCAGAAGAAGTTGATGTTGATGTCTGCTACGGCGACTTTGACAGCTCCTATACCAAAACAATGTATGTTGTTGACTTCTTTAGAACCGAAGTAGGTATGTTGCACGGCGATCTTGATACGTCGATGTACATCAAGACTGAACACGATGCAAAGATGATGGCTCGGCTATATGAACTCGGCATGACTGGCCGTGGGGAATATGGTGAAATTACTTTTAATAAAATTTTTGAGGATATTGAAGAATGAGTATAGTATATGGTATCTTTAGTGTTATCGGTGGTTTTGCAATATATACCAATTTGGCCGATGGCATTAGTCAACCTATTGTTTCAATGGCTCTCGGGCTTGGCACCGGTACACATTTGTTTTTATTTGTAAAAAACCTTATAGAAGATTTTCGATGAGCGATATAGATTTAATTTTTTAAAAATGGGGGTTGACATTTCCTTAGTAGTGTTTATATTGTATATGTAAGGAACGAAAGGAACATCCAATGTTTGTACTCACTGTTGCTGCTGACTACGAAGGTGAAACCCTTCTCGGCGTATACTCGACTCGCGAACTCGCAGAAGCTGCTTCGCAACAGTATCTGGTTGATTCTGAACGTGATCTGCCATCTTATGAGCAGTTCGTTGTTCGTGAAGTCGCAGTTGATGCGCCTGCAGAATATCGCTTCTAAGGAGAATTAGATGTACAAGGTCTATGCACACTACGAAGAGTTCGATCGTTACGGCGATCGACTCGAGTCTTACGACATGTTTCGGGCAGACACGCAAGAAGAGGCTGAGAAGATTGTCGAAGGTCTCGACAAAGAGTACTATGTTTTTATTGAAATCGCAAAGGTGATCTGAGATGAAAATTCAATACGAAGTCTGCACAATTGAGTCTGAACGTGGTTGGGGTCAGAAGCGCGAGTATGCACTTTTTGATACTTATCGAGAAGCCGCAGAGTACCGTGACAAGATCAACTCGTATAATACCGAAGACTTTGCTCCTGATTGGTATATGATCGCTGAAAAAGAAATTCGTGTAAAGGAAACGCAATAATGACCTGGAACTTGTTTCTTGATGACGAACGTAACCTCGAGGATGTCACTTGGGCACCTTGGCAGGTCCGCGAGAAGTATCGTAATGAAAAGTGGGTGATCTGCCGCACTCGCTATGACGTTGTTATAGCTGTTGGGACGAGAGGAATGCCGGCATATATTTCATTTGATCATGATCTTGGTCAAGATCAACCCACCGGTCACGATATCGCTAAACATATTGTTGACTGGGATATGAATGATAAACACTACCCACTTCCAGACAACTTTGACTTCTACGTCCACTCGCAAAACCCTATCGGCAAAGCAAACATCGAAGGCTTGCTGAACAACTATCTGAGGATTAAAAATGCTGATCGTATTTGATATTGACGGAACGCTCGCTAACATCGAGCATCGTTTGGATTATGTTCGTAGCAAGCCTAAGAACTGGGCTGCGTTTGATGCTAGCATTCCGAATGATAAAGTGAATGAGCCTGTTGCAGAAGCATTCCGCTCGCTGTCTGCATTTAACACTATCATTCTTGCGAGTGGGCGGAATGAGCGTAGTCGCTCTGCTACTGAAAAGTGGCTACAGAGCAATGGGTTTTATGAATACGAAAAACTCTACATGCGACCCGCAGATGACTTCCGCAGTGACGATATCGTAAAGCGTGAAATCCTTGACGACATCATCTCTGACTACGGTAAAAAGCCAGACATGGTGTTTGACGATCGTCCTCGTGTGGTTCGCATGTGGCGTGATGCTGGCATCTTTGTGTTTAACGTCTACCAAGGTGAGGAGGACTTTTGATGATTAACACGGCAGGAGCATATATTCTTGTTCTAGTATTTAATGGTTATCAAGAAGGTGGTGTAGCAATGCAGGAGTTTCCTAATTATGACTCTTGCAAAGCTGCTATTACACAACTCGAACCTGTTCACACCTTGCGAGGATACTGTATTGCAAAGGAAGTAAAATGACTGACGAAGAACTGGTGAAGCTGGCTAGGGAGTGGAGCGAAAATGGCCCTCCAACGCCGCCTTTTTATTCAACCGGGTTGCTCATTTTGGCGATGGCCGACCGCATCGAAGCCCTGACCGAGCAACTCGAGCAACTTGTTGCGATTAATGAAGCCGCCCGTGCTGACGCCAAGGAGGCCGAGGCTTATGCGGAGGAGTTGCAGGGCGATCTAACCGAGTTGTGCCGTCAACTTATTGCCGCAGAAGACAAGCTGGCGAAGGCGATGGGGGGGGCTGCGGTGGTCAAAGCTGAACCAGCGTGACGCCCGCGGGCATCATTGCCGAGATTGAAGGAGAGTAAAATGACCAAATATGTAATCGTAACTGCTATCTCGTCTTACCGTATGCGTTACTGCATTCCCGTAGATGAGCTGCAACAACTGAACACTGAGGTTCCTGTCGAAGGCCATGAGATTGAATGGGCTAATGATTGCGTTACCTGTAACGAGATAAAGGAATTCTCTCAGAAGCACGTTGGTGAGAGTATTATTGACACAGAGATTCTTACGGAAGAGCAGATGCTCGAGAAGTTTGACACTGATAATGACTATCTGATTGATTGGACTCGTGAGAAGAAGATCCAATACGTTCGTAACTGGAAAGAACTGGGCTTTTCTTTATAATGATAAGTAATCAACTTCGCGCCGAATTAAAATATTTGTTGACAAACCATGGCTACGATATATATTCTAGAGTGAATGGTGCTACACTTCTAAATCATATTATTAAATGTATAGAAGATCATGATCATACTATTAATGAAAATTTTAAATGGGAGACTAAATAATGGCTAAAGGTAAAGGTTCGGGCAAACATTACACCTCAAAAGGGGAACGTCAAAGTTCAATTAGCACTCGCAACACAGATTCTGGTCGGCGTATGCTCAATAAAATTGCTGCTCTGCGAAACGGTAAAGATGTCGTATTTACCATGGAGAATCCGAACAAGAATGAAACCAATAAGCGGTTTATCAAGGTTCGTGTGAATGGCAAAGCTTGGTACGAGCGCTATAAAGGCATTGATCGGAAGAAGAAAATCAATTTTGATGAGGATTGATTATGATTACCATTTACTCTAAAAATAATTGTGGATGGTGCACAAAGGCTAAAGATTTGGCCGATACCTTGGGGCATAGAGTTGAGTATCGTAATGTAGATACCAATGTGCAATTTATTCTTGAATTGAGTGCTCTCAAGCCTGATGTTAAAACCCTACCTCAGATTTGGTGGGACGATCGTTATATTGGCGGCTATACTGATTTTGCCGCCGAAGTTGAAAATACCATTGGAGGATTTGGTGATGGGAAAATCTGAAGTACTTGAACTTTTGCATAATGAGACCGTTGATCTTGAATTCATCAAGAAGGATGGATCGGTCCGAGTTATGACTGCTACATTGAGAGCTGACAAACTTCCTACTCAAATTGATCTTGAGGAGGCTGTTCAGAAAAAGGCTCAGAATCCTGATGTCATGGCTGTGTTTGATTTGATCAATCAAGGTTGGCGTAGTTTCCGTTGGGATAGTCTTAAAACTGTAAATGGAGTCGCTTTTGACTAATTTAATTGCTAGAGGTGGGACTGAATTGATGGCAGGGAGGATTAACTCTCTGCCTCAAGATCTTTTAAGCCACTTTAATATCATTCATTCGCGCAATAGTGGTATTGATGTCACCAAGAAAAATATTCTTGTTATTCACGATTTGGCTCAGGACCCAATGTATTCTTATTTTAAGGATGAGGGTTGGCGGCAATTTGATAAACTTGTGTTTGTGAGTCATTGGCAGAAACAACAATTTCAAGATTGGCTTGGGGTTCCACCCTCGGCGGGTGTTGTGCTCAGAAATGCTATTACACCAATCGAAGAACATGCCAAACCTATGGACAAGATTCGGTTGATGTATTACTCAACCCCTCATCGGGGCTTGGATATTCTATATCCGGTATTCGATCATCTTACCAAACAATTTTCTGATATTGAACTCAACGTATTTAGCTCATTTGATCTATATGCTTGGCCAGAACGTGATGTACAATACCAGGATTTGTTTAAAAAACTTGAAGATCATCCTCAGATTAACTACAGCAAATCTGTATCGAATGATAAGATCCGCGAAGAGCTTAAGCGGAATCATATTCTTGCATATCCATCAACATGGCAGGAGACTTCATGCCTTGTTCTCATTGAAGCAATGAGCGCTGGACTTACGTGTGTGCATTCATCGTTAGCTGCCCTACCTGAGACATCTATGAATCTCACCATGATGTACGAATACCATGAAAATCCAAATGTCCATGCTCAAAGATTCTATAATCAGCTTCATAATGCAATTACCCTTCGTCGTGAGTATAGTGAGCATACAGGTTTTGTAAATAATGCTGCAGTTAAAAAATCTTTGACTGACTCTGTGTATGCATGGGATACTCGTTCGCGTGAATGGGAAACACTTCTAAAAAGTCTGTTGACATAGTATAGAAGTGTGATAGTATACTATTAAATCACAGTGAGGATAACATGGTCGCTCGTCGTACTATTGCAAAAAAGAAACCTGTCGAAGTCAAAGTTCCTCGGAAGTCCTCAGTGGCTACCGAGGAAAAACACGTTGGGTATGAAACCAAAGATTGGACTAAGGTTCGAGATGTTGAAGCCGCAGTATATGAAACCTTGCGGCACCTAAACTATTTCTATGATAACAAAGAAGGCGTCAAGTGGGTTGCTGCCTGGATGAAAAAGAATATGTCGAAGGAAGATCTTCGTGCATATATGGCAGCTGAACCCTGGCGTACAAGTATGACTGCGGCTGGTATGTGCCGTATGCATATGAACGGAGCTCCCTTTACATCAAGTCGGATGGAATGGATCAAGAATAAACTTCAAGAAGCCATTAATTCCGGCCGACAAAATTTACAGAAGAAACTACAAGATGATACAGTGGTTGTTGATTTTGTCAAGAAGACTCCGGCCGATGTTATTAAACAGAAGACGCATGACTTTATTGCCGAGATCGAACATGTAATTGATACGTGGCTGGATGGTGTCTGGCTCGACATTGAGAACTATTCAGTTTACAATGAAATGAAAAAGATTGATGCCCCTAGCAATATTGCAAAGGCTACTGTAGAGTATTACACACCACTCAAGGAAGAACTTCAAGAGCTTATCGGTAAGAAGACTCCCGATCTTGTCGAGGGTTATCGGAATATGCCTCTCGCACGACGCAAGGAATACCTCAAGCTTATCATGGCGATCATTGACGACGCCGAGAGATATCTTGACTCTAAGAAGGCCGTCCGTAAAACTCGTGTGGTCAAGCCTAAGTCTGCCACTCAACAAGTTGCCAAAATCAAATATATGAAAGAGAGTGCAGAGTTTAAACTCACCAGTATCGACCCTGCAAATATCATTGGCGCTGGAGAGATTTGGCTCTTCAATGTGAAATACCGAACACTTATTCGGTGTGTGACTCAGGCTGCAGCTGGCTTTATGCTCAAGGGTACTACACTTCAAGGTATGGATGAGCATAACACCAGTAAGAAAAAGCTTCGAAAGCCCGAGGAGACTTTGAAGGAACTCATGTCTTGTACTAAGGCTAAGATCGGCCGTGTTTATACTGACATCAAAACAGTACCAAGTGAGTTCAATGGTCGCATTAACGAGGATACAATCATTCTGAAAGCATTCAAATGAGTAACGTAATCAATTTTACCAATGTCATTAATTTCCAGTCGGCAAAGGATCGGATGAAAAGTACCGACGATCCTTTGCCGGCCAATCTGAATGAAGCAACACTGTTTGATAACGATGATGATATTACTGAATTTGCCTTGCTAGTGTCGTTCGATTTAGTCGACACTCTCGGGGAGTTCGGAATCAATATCGAAACGGATCCAAAAGTGTTTCGTGACATCCTATCACTGATTGAAGCAATTAAAGCCATCATTTATAGAACAAAACGTGACCCATACTCTTGGCATAAGATTACAGATCAGTTAGGTGACTTCAAGGATGAAGAAATGCCCGACTTTTTACGCGAATATTTGCAGAAATTGGTTGACACATTTCACTAGGTGGTATACATATATTATGTTGTATTAAATTTGGAGTAACACATGATCCTAGTCGACCTAAACCAAGTAATGATTGCCAACCTTATGGCAAATATTGGTAACCACCACAACGCAGCTATTGACGAGAATATGATTCGTCATATGGTTCTCAACTCACTTCGTGCCAACAAAGTCAAGTTCGAAAAGGAATTTGGCGAAATGATTATCTGTGCCGATGATAAGAACTATTGGCGCCGCACGACATTCCCTTACTACAAGGCAATGCGCAAAAAGAATCGTGACGAATCCGAACTCGATTGGAATGCAATCTTTACTGCACTGAATCGTATTCGTGAGGAACTCAAGACATTCTTCCCCTACAAAGTCATTCAAATCGAGACCGCCGAGGCCGACGACATCATCGGTACAATTGCGCATCGGTGTGGTACTATTCTCAACAGTGGCGATCCCATTCTGATCCTCTCGTCAGATAAGGATTACATTCAGCTTCATAAGTATGCAAACGTCAAACAATTCGACCCTATTCGTAAGCGTTGGATTACACATTCCGATCCGGATAAATATCTGTTAGAGCATATCATCAAAGGTGATACTGGGGATGGCATCCCTAATATTCTCTCCAGTGATAATTGCTTTGTGGTTGGTGAACGTCAAAAGCCGATTACACAAAAACGCATGACTGAGTTTACAGGTACGATTACTAATGAACAGATTCTTCGTAACTTCAAACGCAATCAGGCCCTCATTGACTTATCCCAGATTCCTCCTCATATCACACAACAGGTTGTTGATAAGCTCGAGGAAGAAAATCCAAAGGATAAGTCGCAACTTTTCAACTATTTCATGGCCAACAAGCTACGTAATCTAATGGAACACCTACAGGAATTCTAATATGGTAATTATGATATCTGAAATTATTAACAAGGCGATATCACTTAAGTCGCATGAAGAAAAGGTAGAATGGCTTCGAAAGAATGATTCTGGCCCTCTTCGCAATATTCTTATCGCCGCCTATGATAAGAACAAAATTAAGTTTTTGGTTCCAAATACAGAACCCCCATATAACCCTTCGCAAGCACATGAGAATCAAGGCGCACTATATCGTGAAGCCCGTAAACTCAAGTATATTGTAGCAGGTTTTGGTGGTGATGCTATTTCCAAAGTCAAGCGTGAGCACATTTTCATTGAAATGCTCGAGACTGTTCATCGTGATGATGCCAAAATTTTGGTTGACATGATTAAACAGAAGGGTTATAAAGGACTTACCGCCAAGGCAATTAATGAAGCTTTTGGTAATATTATCAACGTTGAGGAGAAAAATGTCCAAGAAGGATAGTCGTTACGACAAACGCTGGAACTCATTTGATGATGAAGATGAATGGGACGAAAATGATTATGGCCGCAAACGACAGAAAAACGGCATTCGTGAAAAACGGCGTGACAAATACCAAAAGCGCGATGAGTTATTCGACGATCGTGACTTCTCAACAAATTAAAACTTGTTAAAGGATAGGATAAGATAATGGCTTTTTATACTATGATTGGTCTAACGATCGTTGCTGCTGTAATTGCTGTTGGTGTATATTGGGTGGTGTCAAATATCACGTTTAAACGACAACCCGAACGCTATACGTATATGACAGATACGACGGACGGTACTGATTATGTTCAAGATAACACGGTTAAATTGAAGGGCAAGCGTGATGAAAAGGCCTGATAAGTGGGATTTTGGAACACAGCGCGAATATACGGATGCTTTGAAACAATATGATGAATATAAAAGGAAAATGAAAATGAATGTTGTCGTTGGTGGTACTTTTGCTGCTCTTGTTGGTCTTACCGCGCTGACTGTGATTGGTGGTTCGTGGTACACTGTGAATGAAGGCTATCGTGGTGTGCAATTGCGTAACGGTGCAGTTATTGGCACTGCCGATCCTGGTCTTGGTTTTAAACTGCCTTTGATTGAAAGTGTAGTCGACATTAGCGTCCAATCGCAGGCTCAACTTTATGAGAATATCCTTGCTTATTCTCGTGATCAACAGACTGCGGGTCTGAACCTATCCGTTAACTATCGCTTCCCTGCAGATCAAGTCGAGACAATCTATCGTGAATATGGTGGCGAAGCTGGTGTAATTTCTCGTTTGCTCGATCGCCAGGTTCTTGAAGAAGTCAAGAACGTCTTTGGTAAGTTTAACGCTTCGACTGCTATTCAGGAGCGTGAACGTCTCGCCGCAGAAGTTCAGATGGCAATTCAGAAGGCTGTAATCGGTCCTATCATTGTTGAATCAGTTCAGATCGAGAACATTGACTTCTCTGATGCTTATGAGAACTCGATTGAAGCTCGTATGCTTGCAGAGGTTGAAGTGCAGAAAGTTCGTCAGAACGCTGAGCGTGAAAAGGTCACTGCTGAGATTACCGTAATCCAGGCTCAAGCAGAAGCTGATGCTCAACTCGCTCGAGCAACCGCAGAAGCTGAAGCAACTCGCATCCGTGGTGAAGCAGAGGCATCTGCCATTAAGGCGAAAGCAGAGGCTCTTAAGGATAACGCTGGTCTGATTGCTCTAGTTCAGGCTGAGAAGTGGAATGGTGCTCTTCCTACCACTATGATCCCAGACTCGACTGTTCCGTTCATGGATGTAGTGAAGTAATTCCTTATAAAAAAATAGAAAAGAGCGCTTCGGCGCTCTTTTTTGTTGACATTCGTTTGTGATCAATGTATACTAATAATGTAACACAATACTGGATTACAAATGACTCAATACATCGTCTATGAAACGACCTCACGGGATCCCACGAAGGCTCTGAAAGTCAGACGGCCAGTCGCTTACTACACCGACTATTCACTGTTGCTTGCTTACTGGGATCAGGATATCCTGGCCGGTACTCATACCTTTATAAAAGTTCAAGAGGATGACTAAAATGAATGAACATGTTTCTGAAGCTGATATTCGAGATTTGTTGGATGAATTTTTTGGTGATGAAGCACCTAAAAATAAAGGCGCTGCTATGAAACTCATCCGCGATGAATATGGATCTGCCGTGGATCTAAAACGTGCAGGAGAGATTATAACTGAGATGTTCGGTATCTGATATGAAAATTGAGATCAGCGAAGAATCATTTCACGAATTTAGAAATTTCACTCAGTACTTCCGTGAACTTCGACCACAGTATAGCGACTATATTGTGTATGAGGTTGATGCGGGTGAACCTATACATCTGAGTCTTGTTCTGACAGCAGCTAAATTTGATAAAACCGTCAACAAATTGGTGGGCGAACCATATGATCTTATCATTTCGAAAGAACTTTTTCTCGAAGGAGTGAAAAAATATTATCAAAAGGGGTTGACAACCGCTTAGTAGTGTTTATATTATAAATGTAGGCAATGAAAGGAAACACCTATGGGTACTCATGCAATGATCGGTTTCTATAACTTGGAAGACGGCTCGGTTGAAGCCACCTATGTCCACTACGACGGCTACCTTGAAGGTGTCGGTCGTACTCTTATTGACCATTACAATAGTGCTATTGAGGCGGTCTCTGTTTCTCTTGTTGGTTATTTGTCGGCGCTTGAACCGAACATTCACGACTCTATTGCCAATTCGGCCCATAAAAATCAACCGGTTGTAGAATTTGAATCAGTTGAAGATTATATGACCAATGGTTATGATCATGCCGGCGCTGACTACCTCTACCTATTCGACGGCGATGCCTGGTTCTACGCTAGCCGTTCTGCGGCTGATAACCGCTTTGAAGAAATTGAAATGAATCTGAAGGCTGCATAATATGAAATTGAGTGATAAACTTATCCTTGTTGACTGTGATGGTGTTTTGGTTGATTGGATGTATTCCTTTGACCGTTGGATGGAACGGCACGGACATACAAAGATCCGTGATGATGTATACGACCTTGGTGAATGTTACGGCATCTCACGGGCTGAAGCTAAAAACTTTGTCAAAATGTTCAACGAAAGTGCCAACATCGAATATTTGCCGCCTCTCCGTGATGCTGTAAAATATGTGAAAAAGCTTCATGAGGAATATGGTTACATTTTCCACTGTATTACCTCATTGTCGCTTGATCCATTTGCTCAAAAGGCTCGTGTCAAGAACATCGAAGCTCTGTTCGGTACTACAACCTTTGAACGTATCCTGTGCCTTGATACCGGCGCTGATAAGGATGAAGCCCTGGCCGAATATAAGGACAGTGGTTGTCTCTGGGTTGAGGATAAGAAGGAAAATGCTTTGGCTGGTTTTCAGGCAGGTCTACATTCAGTTCTGATCCGTCATGATCACAACGAGGATTATGAACATCCTGTAATCAAACATATTCCTCGCGTCAACAACTGGCGTGAAATTTATGAGATGATGGCATAACTCCATATAAATATCTTCATGGTAGAAGTGAAAAAGCGGCTACGGGCCGCTTTTTTGTTAAGGAGAATGAAATGCCGACCTATACGTTTAGACACAAAGAGACTGGTGAGGAAGTTACTACGATCCTATCTCTTGCCTCCCGAGAACAATTTCTAGAAGAAAATCCAGATTACATACAAGTACCACCGGTAGTGGCATTTGGCGATTCAGTCCGTCTTGGCGTTAGACGAATTGATGATGGATTTAACGATGTGCTCAAGAAAGCAAAAGCTGCTCATTGGAAAAGCACCATTCAAACTAGAAATTAAGGGTAATCATGACTGTCCAAAGACAACAAAGATTAACAAAGAGACAGAAACGGGTTTTAAAGCAGCAAGGCGTATTAGAGACCGGAAACGTTCTATCAACATCGTTTGATATATCACGTGATATTGGCCCTATGACCGAGAATCAAAGATTGGCTTTTAAAGCTTGGGCTGATAACTATAATCTAATGCTTCACGGCATTGCCGGCACGGGTAAAACATTTCTGGCACTCTATTTTGCCTTGAGTGACATTTTTGCCAAGAATAGTCCATATGAAAAGGTCTGGATTGTTCGCTCTACTGTCGCTACACGCGATCAAGGATTTATGCCGGGGACCAAGGCACAGAAGGAAGCCGTATATGAAGAACCATATCCACCTATCTGTGATAAACTTTTCGACCGTGGTGATGCATATTCAATTTTAAAACAAAGAAATATGGTTGAATTTAGATCCACTTCGTTCCTACGTGGTGTGACATTTGATGATTGTGTGATTGTCGTCGATGAAATGCAAAACATGAATGATGGTGAACTTCATACTATTATGACACGTGTAGGTCAGAACTGTAAGATCATCTTTGCCGGTGACATTAAACAGGATGATCTAACAAGCAAACGATTCAATGAACAGTCAGGTGTTGCTGACTTTATGCGAATCATTAATACAATGAAAGAGTTCGAATTCGTAGAATTCTTTGTTGATGATATTGTAAGAAGCGATTTGGTGAAATCATACATCATCGCTCGAGATAACCTAGGATTATGAGATGAAAGATAAATATACAGTTGAGGTCCAAGAGGATAAGGACGGACAGTTATTCATTGAGTTTCCAGCCGAACTTCTGAATCAGATGGGATGGCATGAGGATACGCTAATTGAATGGTTAGTTGGCGATGATGGTTCTGTATCAATAAAAGAGGTCAAAGATGGCACGGAGACTGAGAGTATTTGAAGCTGCTGATGGGACTAGATTTGTCTTGCAATTCACTCAAGAGCAATTTAATGAGTACGTGGCGGCAAATCCCGAGTTAAAAGTAATTCGATAATGCCTGAAGTTGCACGAGAAACTGATACCGTAGCCACCGGGCATGCATGCGATGCGACTACCACATTGGATGCGCCTACAGGTAACAGCACAGTATTCGCTGGTGGTCAGTTAATTGCACGACTTGGCGATCTAACAGTAAGTCACGAAATACTAGTAGGCGATTCATGTGTATCTCATACAGCGCCAATCAGTGCCGCCAGTGAAACTGTGTTTATTTCTGGTGCTCGTGCAGCCAGAAAAGGTGATGCGTGTGATGATGGTAGCATTACATCTGGATTAGCAACTGTAATCATAGGATAAGTTTATATAATGTTTCATCATGTGCAGCACGGCATTGTGCTCAAGGACATTCACTGCGATACAACCGAGAATGGCCGCTTTTACTACCCAGAACCTAATAAAAAATACCCATCGGTTACCACAGTTCTTTCCATCCAGGAAAAGTCTGGCATTGAAGATTGGAAGAAGCGTGTCGGTGAGGAAGAAGCCAAACGTGTTCTTACTCAAGCTGGGACTCGTGGGACTGAGGTTCACCTAATCGCCGAAGAGTACATCAATAATATGCCACATTATGCTCGAGGCAAGATGCCGGCAAATATGTTCACATTTAATCAGATCAAATCCTTGCTAGATGAGAACCTGGATAATATCTGGTTCCAGGAAGCACCACTGTATTCGGACTATATTAAGGTGGCCGGCCGAGTCGATTTGATCGGAGAATGGCAAGGCAAGTTGTCAATCATTGACTTTAAAACATCTCGCAAGCCTAAGAAGAAAGAATGGATCAAAAACTACTTCATGCAGGAATCATTCTATGCCGTGGCGTTTGAGGAGAGAACAAAGAAACCCATCAAACAATTGGTGACAGTCGTGATGGTCGATGATGACTCACCTCAAGTATTCATAGAGGATCGAGACAGTCACATTCATGACTTCATTTCACTGCGAAAGCAATATTTTTCAGAAAAAGGCATTTAGGGGGTTGACATTTCAACTCCCTTTTATTATATTGTACATGTAAAATCTTTCTTGGAGTGTACTATGAAATATGCTATGCTGTTCGCTCTTGCCATTCTCTCGGCATGTAGTACCATGGATCGTGAGTTGCAAGATCATCTTGAAGCTGAGGCTGACTTTGCCCGCCATCAGCAATATCTCCAGTCAATCTATGATCCTGAATATATTGCCGACTGCTATCATCATGAAGATTTGGTGTGTGAATTCGAATGAATTATATGCAGAATCGCCACATCAATACTGAAAACAATTATATGCTTGGAACGATCTGGAAATTCAGAGAAGCCCAAGTCGAGATGCACAAGGAAGGATTTTCTTGTACATGCCGAAAACGATTGACATACGTGTGTAACCATATAAAATCAGTTCAGTTAGGCATCCTTGGCGTTGGCCAAACCCATTACAAATAGGATATATTATGAATCTTTTCATCCTTGACAAGGACCCAGTTGTCGCAGCACAGCTTCAGTGCGACAAGCATGTCGTTAAGATGATCGTCGAGTCAGCTCAAATGCTCTCAACCGCTCATCGTATGCTCGACGGTCACCTCAAACGCGCACCATCTAAATCTGGCAAGACGTCTGTTCGACACTGGACTCTCCCTGACGATCGTGAGGACGTTCTCTACAAAGCAGTTCATACTGCGCATCCTTGCACAGTCTGGACTATGCAATCCAATAATAACTATACGTGGCATTGGATTCACTTTGCGGCTCTCTGCGACGAGTACACGTATCGTTATGGCAAGGTCCATTCGACCGATACCCTACTTCGTGAAAAGCTGAAAACGCCGCCACGTAACATCCCGGTCGGCTATCTCACTCAGCAGCCACTTGCAATGAAAGCAAATCCAGAGTGCATGCATCCGAATGATCCAGTTCGATCGTATCGTGAGTTCTACCAGACAAAGCAGACTCGGTTCAAGATGGCTTGGTCGAAGCGTCAAGTCCCAGAATGGTTCAAGGTGACAGCCGCCTAAGTGCAAAAAGATTTGCAATAATTGCATTTTGGGGGTTGACATTTGCTTAGTAATGTTTATATTGTATATGTAGGCAACAAAAGGAAACACCTATGATTATTGATCGTGAAGTAGCTAAAGCAATCCGTAACGCCACCTCGTCTGAACTGACCCTCATTATCAACCTTATCAAAGAACGCCAGAAATCCCTGCAGCGTGAAAAAGCTGTATCGTTTGTTATCGGTGAAAAAGTCGAGTTTGATGCTGGCCGCCGTGGTTACATCAAAGGTTCCATCATGAAGATCAATTCAAAAACAATCCAGGTAAAGCAGACCGATGGTTTGGGCGTCACCTGGAAAGTCTCGCCGACTCTTCTGAAAAAAGTTGCATAAAAAGCAAAAAGATGTCTGAAGGGGGTTGACATCTCCTTCAGAATGTTTATATTGTAAATGTAGGCAACAACGGAGGTCCTCATGATTACCATCTTCCAAATCAAAATGTCCAATGCTCAGATTGATGCTTTCAATGCCGGTGCTTCGGTCCCTGCAATTGAAGCCAAGCGTAAGTTGATGGTCCGTGGTTCTAAAAACTTCACCCCGGATATGCTTCGGTACTTTACGGCTGTTGCTGATGTTCGCACCAATGATTTGGAAGTTGCTTTCGAGGTGACCAACCTTTGGAACGCTCCAGAGATGGTCGACAAGTTCGGTCGCATGTCCTCGACTTCGGTTGGTGATATCTTTGCTCGTGATGGTCGGTTCTTCATGGTCGATTCGTTCGGCTTTGAGGAACTTTATTTGTTCAATGACGAAATTGAAGTTATCGGAGAGGCAGCTTAATCATGGCTAAATTTGACTCTGCTACTATCGCTCGTTGGACCGTTATGGCTGCAGATTATCTTGGTCGTAATGGTTATGATCTATCTGACGTTAAACTCGGGTCTGAAGCTTGGGCCATTGCTCATCGCTCCGGAATTAGTTATGAAGCCTATGAGGATATGTCTGTTGTTGATGCTCATATCGTCACGGCGCTCAAACAAATTTTTCCGAATGCAGTCTTTTCTGACAAATATTCCTACTGAGGAGCTGACTATGTACTGGGTAAAACAAATTCAACAGCTGTTGAACGTCGATGAAGGGCTTGCTCGGCAGGTCATGGATTATATGAGCCTTGACTTCAGTGAAGCTTCCCAAGAAGAATTCGAACGATCCGCCTGGATCACATTCGACATACTTCGTGATAAATTAGTCGAATAAAATGCATTTTGGGGTTGACATTGTTCTCGTAATGTTTATATTGTAAATGTAGGCAATGAAGGAGACAAATCCAATGATGACGTTCGAAGCCGTGAGTGAGACCATTGCAGTTGCTACTAACTCTCTCAAAAAAGTTGTGATTGTCCGTAGTGTCAACCCCTTTGACTATGATCGTAACTTCTGGATGGTCTACACGCCCGAAGGTCGTCTTGACGATAATAAAGATTCTGCCGGACCGTTTACTTCGTGGGAACAAGCCAAACGTGAAGCTGAATGTGAGGTCGGTATGGCTATGGGGTGGAACTGATGATGTTTGCCTGCGTCTTTTATAACTTCGGTTACCGAGTTCACTTTGATACTTATGAAGAAGCCAAAGCCCATGGTGATAAAAGTGGGTTCCAATATACCATCCTTGAGGAGAAATACGATGGGTCCGATGCAAATTCTTGGTGATAAAATGATGACCGCTGCACAAACCTATCCGAATGACAAGATTGCCAACGAGTTCGCTCGTGTCGGTGATCTTCTGACTCGGCAAGGTCTTCCCTATGTCAAACCGCTGACCGATCTGGATAAGATGGTCGTGAAATTTTTTCAAAAAAATGTCGCATAAGGGGTTGACATTTCCAAAGTAATGTTTATATTGTAAATGTAGGCAACAGAGGAACACATCATGACTCACACCTTCGACGAAAACATCGTTTCTGATCTTCACAAAGATGCTCGTGGCTATCGCCCTCGTGAATACTTTTGGTCCGAATGGAATAACAGCAACGACTTTGACCGCCAGGCTATTTGGGATGGTCTGATGCGCGAGTTCAATGAAACCGTGGAACGTGAGCGTCATGCAGAAAATATGGCTATGATTGCCATGCATCAACGGATTCAGGGTAATATGATCCTTGGCGCCAAAGATGAAGTTCAGGCTCTGAAGTGGATTATGGAAGCTGAAGAGTTCAGCGATATTGATCTTCAATACGGCCCGAGTTACTTCTGCTTCCACTTCGGTCTGAACTATTCGGCCGAAAAGGAACTTCCAATCCAAAAAGCCATCAATGAAATGCTCTACGAGGTTGTATAAGATGTCAGATATCGAAGATGATGGGTTCATTACGATTTACCCAAGTAAGGAGACACAGTTTAAGACTGTGGAAAAGACTCTGCGCCATGACCTGTCCGGCTTTGATGAAGTCTATCACTATAAAGGGTTCGCACTGATTAACGAACTCTACGAGGATGAGGATTGTCGTAAGAACTGCTACCAATTTGGGCAAGTGCTTGATGGGTTCGTGGTTGACATCACGGCTCTTGAAGGTCTGTCTAGTCGCAGCTATGCTTCCTTCGAAGAGGCGTGGTCGGTGTTTACCTGGACTGTCGAAAATATTTTGAAAAAAATGCAAAATAAAGGTTGACATTGCCAGAACTTTGATTATATTGTATATGTAACCAAACAAAACAGAGGAACTTACAAAATGGCTCATGAACTTGAAATCGTCAACGGTAAAGCCCAAATGGCATATGCCGGCGATCTCCCCTGGCACGGTCTTGGCGTGCAGGTCTCCGATGACTTGGCTCCGGCCGAAATGATGGCAGCTGCTGGTGTTGACTGGCGTGTCCAGGAAGTTGAAACCTTCGCCGAGTTTAACGGCAAACGTGTCCCCACCGGTATGAAGGCTCTTATCCGTGAGACTGACGGTCGTGTCCTGACCCAGGTGGGTAAGGGTTGGCACCCGGTGCAGAACGAGGAAGCTTTTGACTTCTTCAAAGACTTCACCGATGCCGGTAAGATGAAAATGCACACTGCCGGTTCGCTCAAGAATGGCGAAATCATCTGGGCTCTGGCTAAAGTTGAGGATGATTTCGAACTCTTCAACGGTGACAAGGTTGAGAGCTACATGCTCTTCTCGAACCCCCACCAATACGGCAAGACGATTGACATTCGTTTCACTCCCATCCGTGTGGTCTGCAATAACACTCTGACGTTGTCGCTGAACCAATCGGCACAAAATGCAGTGAAACTGAACCACCGCCAAAAGTTTGATGCCGATGCCGTTAAGGATATGATGGGTATCGCCCACTTCAAGATGGCTCAATACAAGGAAATGGCTTCGTTCCTTGGCTCCAAGCGCACCACGGAAGAGACCGTGAAGCAATACTTCGGCCACCTGCTCGGTATGTCCAAGAAGAATGAGGGCGAATTGAGTCGCACTGCCAACCGGGCAATGGAAGTCCTGGTTGAACAACCCGGTGCTGAATTTGCCGAAGGTAGCTGGTGGTCGGCTTTCAATGCCATTACCTTCATGACTGACCACGAACTTGGTCGGTCGGCCGATACTCGACTGCAGTCGGCCTGGTATGGCACCAATCGGAAACTCAAGACTGAGGCTCTTGAATTGGCCCTAGAAATGGCAGAAGCGGCCTAAGCCGCTTCCTCCTTAACCTAACTTGGGGAGCCTTGGGCTCCCTTTTTTTATTAGCTGCGGCTCATATAGGCGCTTGAGCCAAAGAATGATGCTACTACACCAGCCTGAGCAATGTAGAACATTGAAAGTAGATTGTCGAGTGCCATTAAACGCTCGACTGACAGGAATGGAAGAAATAGTCCGATGGTAAATGCAACCATAGAAAGCATTGCAACCCAAGCCATTTGGCGAAGTTGATCTTCTTTCTTATCGCGATTCTCAATGTCTATGATCTTCTCGGCCTGTGCCATTTCCTCGTCACTTACCACACCATCGCCGTCGGCATCGAATCCATTATATTTGGAATCTTGTTGTAGTGTTTTTGGTTGTCTTGCCATGATCGTCCTCCTATAAACTATAATATAATCATACGTATAGGATTCAAGTCACATCGTACTATTTATCTTTAAAACATTTTAGCACGGCTCTAAGGTATAAATAGATTGGAAGTGAGGTGACATATGGACTTTTTATCTCTTGTATCAGAAGTCGGGTTTCCGATAGCCAGTGCTCTGGCGGCTGGGGCCTTTGTGTTTATTACGCTGAAGTTTATTCTGGCAAGTGTTACTGGTTCTGTGGCCACCTTAAAGAATATTATGAGCAGTTTGGATAATAGAGTCCAAACAATGAACAATGATTTGATCAAGATCGATGCTCTTCTTAGTTATGCTTTGAATGTAAAGCCAAACGTAGATCGTATGGCTGCAAATGAAGGCAAGGACGATGCAAGGAGAGATTGATGGATATAGATATAGCACAGTACATTAAGGATTATGGCTTTCCCATCATTGCCGCTTTTGGTATGGGGTACTTTATCTTTTTTATATGGAAATGGGTGACTGAAACAATTGACCCAGTTCTGGGTGAAGCTATGGGTACACTTATTAAATTAGTAGATCGCGTTCGAATGCTTGACAACGACTTGATTCGTCTCAATATGAAATTGGCTATGGTTTTAGAATACAGAACACATCTAGATTCAACCGAAAAGGCCGAGATGGATGCAATTATTACAAAATATCAGAGTAAAAGCAAAATTTTTAACTCTACTGGTGATCCTAACGCTTATAAACCTGACGCCAAGTAGAGTCGTAGCACAGGAAGGATATCAGTTTTCAAATCCGTCCTTCTCTGGGATCGGATGGTCTTCGCACGTTCTGACCCTAGATCAAATGACGCAGAAGAATCAGCAACGACTTGACGATAAGGCCGAGGCTTTGGCGGCAGAGATTGAAAGAGAACTTGAGAATTCAAATTTGAATAAGTTCCTACGCAACATTGAATCCAGGGTTTATGCACAGATATCAAAAGAGTTGGTGGACGCCATCTTCAATGGTGACGGAAACGACTCGGGCATAATAGAAATTCTTGGCAATACAATTGAGTACTACAATAATGGCGATACAATCACGCTGACTATTACGAATCCTGAAGGCGAGACAACCACTATTGAAGTACCGGTAGGAGATTTCGGACTATGAAGTGGTTGATTCTTCTCATATTGTTATCGGCATGTGCAACAACAGAATCGCTTCAGACGACAGCTCCTGAGGTTGTACAACCTACATCATACGTACTACCGCCGCCAGAGCGAGGTAGAGTGATTGTTGCCGTATATGGTTATAATGATCTCACAGGTCAGAGGGCTGGTACGACTCTCTCGACAGCTGTGACACAAGGCGCTGAAAATTTCCTTATTGATGCTTTAAAAGAATTCTCTAATGGTACATGGTATCGAGTAGTTGAACGTAAAGGCATTGATAATATAGTACGTGAACGACAGATTATCAGATCGGCAAGAGAAACTGTAGAACCTGGAATAAAGGACAGCGATCTACCAGTAATGCTTTACGCCGGAATCATAATCGAAGGTGGTATCGTTGGGTATGATGTCAATACGACATCTGGTGGCATAGGTGCCAGAATATTCGGCATCGGTGCATCAAAAGAATATAGCAGACATACTGTTACGATTGCTCTCAGGGCAGTATCAGTTGCAACAACAGAAGTAGTATCAACTATTATCGTCGAGAAAGAAGTTTTGGCTTACGGCGATAATATGACTGTCATGAAATTCTTTGACCAGGACACGCAAACCTTAGAATTGGAAACAGGAACAAACACAAACGAAGCTTCTAGTTTTGCCATTAAAACTGCGATCGAAAAAGCAGTATATGAGTTAACTTTAAAGGGCAAGAAACAAGGACTTTGGTAGAGAGGGAAAAATGAAAAACTTAGCTATTACAAGTATTTTTGTAATGGTGCCTTTTGCAACTATGGCGGATCAATCAATTTACATTGATCAGGCCGGCGAAAACTTAACTATGGCTATCACACAGAAATCTGGTGATGGCAATGCGATTGGAGACGTATCAGCACCTTCTCCATACTTTACAATTGACGGTGACGATCAGACATATACAATCAACCAAGAAGGCGATTTGAACAAACTAAGAGGGACTGTCAGCGGTGATAGTCTTACATATACACTTAACCAGGTCGGAGACGGCAACGAATTCGATTGGTTAGCAACGTTGAGCTCATACAGCACACTTACGTTTAATATCACTGGAAGTTATAACATGATTGATCTTGAAATGGGACAAAATTCCAGTGCTGAATATACTACGCTTACATATAATATTGCCGGAGAGGATAATACCTTTACGATGGCTATTGATTCAGATGGAGCTACACATACAGTTAATGTTACCGGTGACACAAATGCTTTCGATATTACTCAAACTGGGTATGGTTCATCCTTAGACGGCCATACAATTACAATGACTATGGTTGGGAATGACAATACTGTTACTATTGACCAATCGACTACTCTCGCAGCTTCTAATATCAATATGGTGACCGATGGCTCTAATCAGACTATTACTATTACTCAGTCTGATTAATCCCACTATAGTTTATGCAGAAATAGGTTCGATTACAGAATTCAATGGGTCAGGTTTAGTCGAGCGTCAAAAACAAAAACTTGACGCCGACTTAAGCCTGGCCGTCGAAATGGATGATTATGTACAAACCGCCAAGGGTGAAGTAGGGATTACATTTGACGACGAGACTCAGGTTCACATTGGTGAACATTCTGAGTTAGTTATTGACGACTTTGTGTACGATCCGTCAACCTCTCAAGGCTCATTGGGGTTGAAGGTCGCAATGGGTACTGTAAAGTATGCCTCTGGTAACATCGCACACAATAATCCAGACACAGTTGACATACAAACACCCTCGGCTACTATTGCTGTTCGCGGTACTGCTTTCTATATGACAGTTGATGAAATTGGTAAATCGTTAGTAATTTTGGTCCCAAATCTTGACGGAAGTATTGGGTCGATTATAGTATCGACCGATGCGGGCTATGTATTACTTAATAGAGCCTTTCAAGCAACTCTTGTAACTAGCAGATCAGGTGCCCCAAGTGAGCCAAAAGTTCTTGATATTACTGGTGACCAGATTAACAATTTATTGATCGTAAGTAAACCAAAATCACTTGAAGAAAAAGAAGCATATGAAAATTCATCACCTCTTGATATTAATGAACTCGACGAGGATTTATTAGATTTTAGTGACCTTAAGGTAGATGAACTCAAGTTTGATGATCTGTCAATCAATTCGCTAGAAGCGGTTCTTTTAGAAAATGAATTGGATATTAGTGCACTCGAAAAGAATCCGGACGGTGTTATTGCTGGGGCGAATCCAGTGACTGGTGTCGTTACTGTAATTGATGCTCCTACTGTGAACGTGGTGAGATTTGGCTCGAATCAATCTGTCAACTATAAATTTGATGAAAGTGTTGGGGTTGGAATGATTTTAAACCAGGGTAGCACTACTATAAATATTCTAACTTTAGATGAACGATCTAGTAATAACGTGAGGATCATACAACAATGAAATGGCTATTATCTCCGCTTTGGGCGCTTGTTACCACTGTATTACTCGCCTGGATAATCTTATTAAACCCAACATTTATGCAAAATGTGGAACTTAAATTCTTTGACCAGTTAATTGTTCAAGAACAAATATCAGTTGATGATATTGCATTAATAGATATATCGGAAGACACGCTTGAAAAGCATGGTCAGTATCCATTCCCTCGTAATGTGTATGGCGAACTTATCCAAAACTTACGACTAGCGAATGCTGGGGCAATCGTATTCAACATTTCTTTCCCAGAAGAAGATAGGACAGGACAAGATGAACTATTTAAAGAACTATTGGGCCAAGGCGTTATCATATCACACTTTCCTTCAACACAAACTGACGGGAGGGCAGCCTATACTACAGGCATCGCTGAAGTTGGTAATCGCGCTATTGGTTATGTTCCCAACTATCCTGGCATTGCTGCTAATATTGGCGAGTATGAACGTAGGGCTAGCGGAATTGGCATTGCAAGCACTGTACCAGAGATTGATGGAGTTGTCCGTCGTCTTCCTATGATATCAGCCGTAGGTGAAACTCTATACCCATCTGTTGTACTCGAGATTCTAAAAGTCTATATGGACACCGAAACGTATCAGGTAAAAACTGGCGACCTAGGTGTTGAAGCAGTACGAGTAAAGGGATTCCCGACAATCAATACTGACACTCTAAGTCGAATCTGGATCAATCCAAACTATAAGTTTCAGCGATATAATCTTGACGATGAATTTCCCGACCTGAAAGGTGCTACAGTATTTGTAGGCCTTACGGCAGAAGGATTGTCCAATCCAGTGCCTACCGCAACTGGGCCAATGTATGGACATGACATTACAGCCTCGGCCTTTGCATCTGTAGTCAACGAATACAACATCGTTACACCACTCGAGGCGGATCTATATAAACTAGGCTCAATCGTTCTAATCGGTCTGCTCATCGTAGCTACGTCGTATGTGCGATTCGGTTGGATGGCACCTATCCTACTCATCGGCGCTGCCATTTACTATCCGTTCTATGCGTTTGCTACAAGTTATATCTTGGTAAACACTGCAATCTCTGGTGCATTGGCGGTTCTTATCTTTGCGCACGTCTACGGACTTAAGTATGGTCAAGAATACTTTGCCAAAATGCGAATTAAGAAACAATTTGGCGGTTATGCTTCACCTGAGGTAGTTGAAATATTACAACGAAATCCAGAACTTGTCAAGGATGGAATTAAGAAGGAGGTATCTATTTGCTTCTCTGACCTTCGCGGCTTTACACCACTTGGGGAATCGTTCGGCGATGATGTGAAAGGTCTGACTGAGGTGATGAATGGTTATATGGATGCGATTACACAACCAGTTCTTGACGCCAGAGGTATGATCATTAAATACATTGGTGATGCATCAATGCATATCCACAACGCTCCTATTGATGATCCAGATCATCCTAAATCAGCGGTACAAACTGGCTTGAATATGATCAAGGCGGTTGAAAAGTTTAATGAACAGTTGATTGCCAAAGGGCGACCAAAGGTTGGCATGGGTGCTGGTATCAATACTGGGTTGGGTTATATCGGTGAGATGGGGTCAACACAACGCCACAGCTATGACGTTCTAGGCGACGCCGTATCGACAACGGCACGACTGGAAGGCCAGTGTAAGTCGTATGGTGTGTTATTGATTATAGGGCCAACCACATATGAACGAACAAAGGATGATTTTTTCTACCTTGAGCTAGATGAACTAGCCGTAAAAGGTAAAACAGTTGGATTACGTATCTATACGGTACTTGATGATCCAAAACAGGCTTGGGATATAGCCAAAAAGAAGCATGATGAAATGCTTCGAATGTATCGCAATCAGGAATTCACAAAAGCCCAGACTTTATGCGAACTTCTTATGCATCACTTCGATGGTAAGATGGAAGGATACTATAAGATGTGGATCGAACGCTGTGAATTCATGAAAACGCAACCGTTGTCTGCCGACTGGGATGGCATTTTCAGGGCAACCACAAAATAGTGGTTGACATTACCATAGCATACGTGTATAATGGTACTATGGTCAATCATATGGAATAAGGAATATGAAAAAGAAAACTCTATTCATTCTAACCTTACTATTCACGGTAGGGTTGGATTATACTAGTGTTCAAGCTCAAAATACTGATAAACAAAGGAATGTATATAATGAACACTATAAACAAATTGAATGTTTGGCCAAGAATATTTACTTCGAAGCCAGAGATCAATCTGATTTAGGGCAAAAAGCAATTGCCTGGGTGACTCTCAATAGAGTACATTCAAAAGGATATCCAAATACTATTTGCGATGTCGTTTGGCAAGATTCACAATTTAGTTGGACACATGACGGAAAGTCAGACACGCCTAAAAACCAAGAGGATTGGATTAGAGCTAAAAAATTAGCTAGTTTGGTATATACACGATATTATAATCCTCGAACATATAAAGACCCGACAGACGGCGCTATTATGTTTCATGCAACTTATGTGAAACCGTATTGGCGTAAGTCATATGAACGGACTATTCGCATTGGCGATCATATTTTCTACAAGGATTCGTAAAATGGCAAAATGGGATATATCAAAATTAGATAAAGCAATTGAAGAAACTGCTAAGGTTGGAGAAGAACCTCCAGTCCCAGTTCGGACAGAACCTAAAATGAGTTACGAAGAAAAACAAAGACGCTACGAAAAAGGATAACTTAAAGTGGTGTGACATAAAAGTAACATAATTCACAATTGGGATTTTTATCGTTGACATTTGCTCAACATGGTTTATATATAACTAGTAATCGTTGAAACAGACGATAGACATTCTGGACCTGGGGGCGGTACCCAGCGACTCCACCATAAGTGCTAGACCTAGTTCAGTCTACAGTCTGTGAAGTCAGACCACTTTTGCTGGGGTCGAAATTAGGATCGACAGGTGTTGAAAGCAAGTGGAGATTACCGTGTTGGCCTACGTTATTCAGCCAAACATACAAATGCAAACGATAACTTTGCTCCTCAGGCTTACGCACTAGCTGCATAAGCACTTGGGTATGGTTCCACCTAGAAACAGAACGGGCCGTAACTCAACCTTTAAGGATATCCAAATATGAAAAAGATTCTTCTTGCAACTGCTGCTATGCTCGCTATGACTTCTGCAGCATCCGCTCTTGATTTTGGTAACGGCCTTGCTCTTAACACTGAGCTTGTTACTGAATATAACACCGACACCACCGTCTTCACTTCTGTTCTAACCCCACGTCTTGCATATGCACCAATCGAAGGTCTTGGCATCTGGGCCGAAACCGATCTTGCTATCTATGATGGCGATGAGTTTATCTCGTTTGATCGTTCTGCTTTCGAAGGTGCCGTTCTTGGTGCAACCTATGTGCCAAACATTGACCTAGGTCCTGCAAGTGTAGAAGCTTACATCGAGAATAACTTTGATGGTGACTTCGGATATGTTGACAGCATTGTTGGTCTATCACTTAGCTTCTAAGTTATCTGATATCGGGTGGTTACGTAATAAACCCGCGTGGAGCCATGGTTAGCTCCACTTTTTATCATTTATTACAAAACTATAATATAGATTTAACCTAATTGTTACAATCGTGTTATAAATTACCACTATGAGGAAGCAAACCGCAAGCCTCTTATTGTGGAGAAATTGAATGAAAGTACTTTTACTTAGCACTACATTGGTCTTGGCTGCAGCATCTACTGCATTTGCAAGAGATAATGTCCAAGTCACAGGATCGTCTACTGTCCTGCCATATGCAACCATTGTTTCAGAAGCATTTGGTGAAAATTTTGACTTTCCTTCGCCAGTAGTTGAAGGTGGCGGATCAGGTGCAGGTCGCAAAAAGCTCTGTGAAGGTGTTGGTGAAAACACCGTTGATATCGCAAATAGTTCTTCAAAGATGAAAGATGAAGAATGGGCTAAGTGCGAAGAAGTTGTTGGTGAAGTGACTGAGGTTCGTATTGGTTATGATGGCATCGTGTTTGCTTCAAACATCGGTCAGCTCAACATCAAAGACTTGACTGTTGAACAACTCTATAGCGCACTACATGAGTCGAGCACTGCTAAACTCTGGAGTGAAGTCGACTCAACTCTTCCAGAAGTAGAGATTCTTGCTTACATTCCAGGTACCAAACACGGTACACGTGAAGTGTTTGATGTAAAGGTCATGGAAGCAGGTTGCAAATCGGTACTCGGTGTTGAGAAACTTGATGACGATCAAAAAAAGGCATGCGTAAAGGTAAGAACTGATGGTGCCGCTGTCGACATCGATGGTGATTATACTGAGACACTTGCTCGTCTTGATGCTAATAAAACATCGCTTGGTGTGTTTGGTCTTAGCTTCTATCAGAACAACACTGACAAGTTAGAAGTTGCGACTGTTAGTGGTGTAGCACCAAGCGTAGAAACCATCTCAAGCGGTGACTATCCAATCAGCCGCCCATTGTTCTTCTATGTGAAGAATGCTCATATCGGTGTTATTCCTGGTCTAAAGGAATATGTCGAGTTCTTCGTGAGCGACGAAATGGCCGGTCCTGGCGGGCCGTTGGCTGATTACGGTCTTGTGCCAGATCCAGAACTTGCAGCTACTCAAGCTGAGGTTTCCGCTCTTAAATAAATAGAAGGAATACTTCTTGAGGTGAAAAATGGACGACTTCCAGGCCTGGCAATCCTTTCCTTATATGCGACAATGGTTCAATAAACTATATCTCGCTGAGTCATTGGGTTACCACTGTGGGCCTGGAGGCGTTCCACCAAAGTCATCTGGCTACTACTGCGTACGACCAATATACAACTTAGATGGTATGGGTGTAGGCGCTAGAAAGCAATGGATTGAGGCTGGTGATCGAAGTGGTGTAGAACCTGGATACTTCTGGTGTGAGTGGTTCGATGGTGATCAATACTCTGTAACATATAAACCGGCAGACTTCTACGACCTTCAGCAAACATCTTGTTTTAAAGCAGAACGTGATGTTGATAGATTGTTTCGATTTAAAAGATGGACTCGATCCGATAAACAAATCGCAGTACCATTTAAAATTGAAGAAGAATTAGTCCTATCTAGTGCTTCTGTAATTAACATCGAGTTTATCGGCGACAAGGTAATAGAGATACACTTCCGTGATACTCCAGATCCAGACTATGATGAACTGATCCCAATTTGGAGTGATGAGCAACAAATGGTTGACATTTATACAAAAATGGGTTATAGTTATATAGAAGCCACAGATGATTCAAATGGATACCTCCCAGTTTATCGGTTGGGCTTTATGGTGAAATAAGATTATAATGAAAGCATAGCATGAACAATAATACATTAACCCCTGAATTTATTCTCAGAGAAATTGAGAAATATACAAATACTGATGTATCATTGATAGATGCAATCGTTTATTATGCCGAACAACATGACATTGAAATAGAATTACTTGGAGACATTATTCGGCGCTCGGTAGTTTTAAAATCAAAAGTTCGTGATGATGCCGAAAGGCTTAATTTATTGGAAGAAAAGACAGCCAAGCTACCGCTATGAGCATATATTCAACCAAAGATGCTTTTGCCATCTATATCTATTATTTGGCACTGAAAAAGCATTTCACAAGTTCGTACGATTTCTTTAAATATAATGGTAAAGTGAGCGCATCAATAGATGCATTTGAGAATCGTAACGATAAGTACCATTTCTACAAACTTTCGAAGCGTAGTGATGGTAAAGAATTTATCCTGGCCAATGTGATGCATGATCCGAGAATTTGGGTTGGCAATTTATTTAATGATGGCGCTGAGAATGTATATAAGGATTGGAAAAAAGTCCAACAATCTTTAATGTACACCTTTAAACAGGATATAAATAGTTTGGATGGTGACTTTGACGGTCAATTGTTAACGAGTGATGGTCACCATCCAAAACTCCTCAGAATGTATTTGTCAAGACAGATTCATACTGAGTCATTGATTATGATAAATGAAGTGACAAAAGTTTTTGATTATTGGGATAAAAAATTGGTTGACAAAATCATTTGGCCTGATATAAAGAACAAATGTGTTAAGTACAGACCTTTCATGACTTTTGATAAGACTAAAGTAAAAGACTTAATACTCGAAACATTCCGCTAATATATCGCATAAGGAGACTACTATAATGGTTAATTTCGCAGACCTCAAAAAGAACCGCAATTCATCTTTCAATAAGCTCAATGAGCAACTTTCAAAAATGAATCAGGGCGGTTATTCAAACGAAGATGAAGGTAAATATTGGAAGCCCGACCTTGATAAGGCTGGCAATGGTTATGCCGTTCTTCGTTTTCTCCCAGCCCCAGCTGGTGAAGATATGCCATTCATTCGCATGTGGGACCATGGGTTCCAAGGGCCTGGTGGCCAGTGGTATATCGAAAACTCTCTGACCACTATTGGTTTGCCCGATCCAGTTTCTGAATATAACTCAGAACTTTGGAATTCAGGCATTGAGGCGAATAAGGAGATTGTTCGCAAACAAAAGCGCCGCCTATCTTATGTCTCTAACGTGTATGTCGTTCGCGATCCTTCACGCCCAGAGAATGAGGGTAAGGTATTCCTCTTCAAGTATGGTAAAAAGATCTTTGAGAAGCTCAATGATCTTATGAATCCACAATATGAAGGAGAGGCAAAAGTCAATCCTTTTGACATGTGGGAAGGTGCTAACTTCCAACTTAAGATCCGTAACTATGAAGGTTATCGTAACTACGACAAATCGGACTTCAGTCCGGCCGCACCTCTTCATAATGACGACGATGCTCTTGAGGCTATTTGGAAGCAGGAACACTCTCTCAAAGATATCGTCGATCCTAAAAACTTCAAAACGTATGAAGAACTCAAGGCTAAAATGTATCGCGTTCTTGGCCTTGACGGTAGCACTCGCGCACCCACATCCAGTGCTGCTGAGGATAACGATGGGGAGATGGACTTCACCCCCAACTTTAAAGAGCGCAAAGCTCCAAAGCTGGATGAAACTCCATCTCCGACCTATGATGAAGATGATACTGATATTTCATTCTTCAAAGATCTTGCAGACGATTAAGATCTACAAGTTCTATAAACTGAAAAGGGGCGCTTGGCGCCCCTTTTTTATCTTGCGCCTATCACAAAGGTATCAAGTTCATCAAACTTTGATCTTCCGGCAAAAATTGTAGTCGAATTGGATATGGTACTTTGGTCAATCTGTGATGGAGCGGCAGCTGCATTCTGCGCAGGTGTTACCATAGGTACTGGAACAATTATTGGGGTAGAACTTGATGCACTTTCTATTTTACTGAGTGCAGCCATACTTCTGTCATATCTTATTTCACGTTGTCTGTCTCTATCAATACCATATTCAGATTCTCTATTGACCCTGGCCTGATCTTCAGGTGTAAGTACTGTCGGGCCTACATCTGCAGATTCCATTGGTACTATACCTGGCCCATACCCAGGACGCGGAGGCAAACGTGTTTTGGCCATTAAAGCTTTATCTGCAGCAGCATCTGCCTCTGCTTTTAATATATTTAACTGATCGTTTACCTTTTTATTTTCAGTATCCAAATCGAATAAAGAAGTAATTCTGGAAAGTTGTTCAAGTTTTTGTATAGACAATCCTGTTAAAACATCTGCACCACTTAACGCTGCCTTTAGATTTTGTTTAACTTCTTCAAGTTGTGCTTTCTCTTCGCCTTCAATAGCATTTAGATCCAAACCTGTAAACTTTTTACCGGCACGCGCCGCTTCTCGACCTTGGCGTACGCCCATTGCAGCCAGTCTAGAATCAAGGACATCTAGTTTTGCACCTAGAGGATCATCCTCATCAGCACCAAAAATACTTGTACCTATTTGTTCTAAAACAGATCTGTCTTTCTCAGCCTTAAAATTCTTTAAGCCTTCTTCTAATTCATTATTAATACCGTCAATTAGCTCTTTTCGTCTTTCAGTCATCCAGTTATCCACTAGATAAGCACCGGTTAGCAGTGCAGCAGCTGATAGTGCCACAAGACCGACACCTGGAAGAGTCATAGCAGCAAAAACTGGGCCAAGAGCCGACTTTACCATTCCAGGTAGAAATAACCCTAGAGCTCCGCCGATAGCGCCACCGACAGCTTGAAACTCAGTATCACCAAAAGTTAAACCAAAGGCAGTTAAAAGACCATCCTTATTACTATCCAGTGAGTTAAAGATGGTATCGCCAAGTGATGTGCCAGCAGCACCTGCGGCAAAGATAAGTCCCATCTTCTTGCCGAAAATATTTCCGATTAATCCCCAAGTTGTAGCTTTACCTAATGCGGCAGATACTCCAGTATTAAATTCTGTTGCACCTGGATTCCAATCTTCTAAAGCAGATTTAGAAAATTCAGCTATAAAATTACCCACCGCTGGTGCCAAAATGGCCAAGGCTCCGGCACCTATAACCTTAGATCCCAATCCAGCCAATCCTATACCGCCAATAGTACCAAATAGAGAACCTATAAAGTTTCCTATACCGGGGATAATACTGGATAGAATAGACTCTTTTTGTTTATCTGATGCAGCGCCCAGATCAACACTACCAGCGCCGGTGGTTGTTGCACCACCAACTGTTTCTTCAGTACCTTGAGCGGATAAGGCAGCCAGTCTTGCTGCTTCTTTCTTTGCTCTATCGCGCTCCATATCAAGTTGTTGAGTATTAATATTGTAAATGGACTCTAGAAAACTAGATTGCATAAGCATTTGCTTTTCAATTGAGCCAAATACCTTACTGAACTTTTCAGTGTCTATAATACTTTGTCTATCTTGATCCATTTTAACTCTTTTTCTGACTTTCTATATAGTCTATTAGTAGTTCAACATATAAATCTCTTTCATAAGGTAATAGATTTTCAATTTCACTTATTTGGTATTTATGATGTTGAGCCAAACTAAATACAGTTTTATAATAAAGCTGCAAACTAGAATGACTCATGCTTACATAAAAAAAGTCTCCATACCCTCCATTACGAATGTCTTTTGTTCACCATTCTTATTCTTGTAAGGTATTTCCATTCTTAATACTGGTATCGTCTCAAAGAACTTTTGAATATCTGCCAATACGTTAGGGGTTAATTGATCCACAAAATCCAGAAGTTCTTTCTCGGTAAAGTCCTCAGTTTTATACACAGAATCATCTACAACGATTTGATCAATACATGATATCATAGCATTAAAAAGCACCTCAGAGGTTGCTTTACCTTTAGCAAGAATGGATACTTCATTCAGTGTCGGGTATCGCATCAGAATAACAGCATTCGCATTTACTTGAATTCTATTGGTATGCTCTGGGTCTTTTTTAAGTGTTACCTCATCAATATTAATACTGAGTGAAATAGATTCTTGGGTATCCGGATCCCTGATCTTTAAATCAATAAGATTGTTAATTGATTTGCCTCTAATATGCAATAAAATATATTCAAAGTCAAAGGTGGCTAATCTTTCAACATCAATATTCGTTACGCAATTGCCAATGATCTGTTTAATAGCCAAAACAATTTGATCAATGTCCTTAGATTCTTGTGCGATAAGAAGGATTTTTTCTTCTTTTACAGTAAAAGGCCTATATTGTATTTTCTTTCCCGTCGAAGGTAATACCAATTCAAATAAAGGTAAGTCAAGTTTAGGTAAACCGCTCATTTTATATACTCCAAATATTATACGTTAAATAAATTATCAATTGTCCCAATGGTAATTGCTTTATCAATGAAGTTTTGAATATCATTGCTTAATCCAGTATTGCCGGCTATGCCCAGCAGACCACCAACAACCTCAAGGCCATCCAGAAAGTTATACACACCGTTAAATGGATTCGAGGACACCTGACCCGGTGTGGTACCATCAACATTGAGTCCGTCAAAACTAATGCCGACATTCAGTGTCATGATGGTATTGGTATCTTCCCAATTTTCCAATACACTTCCAATATTAACTGGATATGCATTCTTTAATACATATGTGTATTTGCCGCCAAATGGACTATTGCCAGAATAAACCTCGATTGTAATTGTAGCAGCATAATCTTTTTTATATCCGACCTGATACACAGCCTGTGTTGTTCCAGGCAATTGCGAATTGTAACCGGCCTTAGTATCATAGTTAACTACCGATTGCATCCACCGATGGAAGAATTTTAAAACATTGAAGTTACTATCCATCATGAAAACCATCGGAACAACTTCAAAGTCATTAATGCCGATTGCCCTACGTTCACCGACACCAAGTGACTGTGGATATATCATAGGAGCGTTTACATCAAAGCCTGGAAGTGTCACCTGCCGGCATAGGAAAGTTAAATCTCGAGTAGGGATATAGTTCTCAATAGATGAAAGCTTTGGCGGTAATGTAATAGTTACCACAAATATATTCTGCTTTGAAACGCCATGTTTGTTTATGTGGCTATTAAACTCTGTAATGCTAAATGCCATTATTATCTTCCTATTGAATTTCTGGAATCAGCCCAGACTTTTTGTTTTCGAGCGCCACTAAATCTTTCAGTAGGTAGAAACAATGCAATGTCCCACTCAGAAGGATATACATATAAAAATCTAGATCGCAATTGATCTGTTAAATAATGTTTTACGGTCGGCTTAAAATACTTAAATTTACTTGCACCATCTAACATTCTATAACTCAGTTGAAGTTTTGTAGTCTCATCATATCTTTCATTTGATGTTACTTCATAGAGTGAATCCATTAACTTTGCCCTATACTGTAAAGGCAAATAGTGTAAGTTTATGCCAAGAAAACCACCTGGTACTTTTTTAAATGGAAAAATTAACGGAAACTTATCAAAGTATGGAAGTGTATCTTTGTGTTTAGCATCATAGTAGAACATATACATATGACCGACTAATGGTTGATTTGTCAGCCGCTCACCACCACTTTTCATTAGTTGGGCTTCTTGTACATTTCGGTATTGTTGTGCAGTATTACGATACCATTCCCTTGCATCATTTGTACGAGCTGGAATTTGTCCTGCCCGAACACCAGTGGTCAATATCGTATCGAATAAATTTGCCATTACTTAATGCCCAGTTCCTGTTCCGTCATTATTTGAAATTTCCAACCTCTGTCCTTACAGAATGAATCTGCAGCTTCCCATTTTGCTTTATTTACACCCCACGTTGAAACTTCTGCTAGATATTTTTTGCTAATCATACCACGTGGTGTTAATTTTTTAGTAGTATCCGGTGCTACAGTTTGATGTTTTGGCTTCACTTCAATTAATATACGATCCTTAATACCATCCTTATTTATTTGTTCAACAAAAAAGTCCGGAAAGTATCTATGAATCCGCCCATCAATTGGACTACGATATGGTATAATAACTTCTTCACTTCCCCACCTCAAAACATTTGGATGGGTGTCTAAATATGACATAAGTTTAAGTTCCCAACTTGACCGATATATTATATTAGTTGAATCCCCAATATACTTTTGAGGATTTTTTGCTTTGAACTTTCCTTGATATGCCATATGTCACCATATAAATACTTAAAACAATATTATCTATTCTATTTATAGGGAACTTATGATGGATCCATATTCAAGGAATCATGCCACCCCACCTTCACAGGTAATGGATATTAATCGGTCAAATTCCAGATCAGCTAGTTATGTATTTCCCGAGGATCTTGGGGCGATTCGTATGGTTATGTCCTTTACTCCGTATAGTTATAGTAGCACGTTCGGGTTTGCAAATGTATCTGGTGGGACTAAAACCGTATATCTTCCAATTCCACCAAGTTTATCTGACGATACTGCTATAGATTCTAATCAAGCGCAATTGGGTGTGACTGGAGCTTTAGCACTGCAAACAATGCAAACAATTGGTTCTGGCGGTGTCGACGCCTTCGCCGAAGGAGCTTATAATATTGCCAAAGATGTGGTAAGTGCAAGTGGTGAGGCTCTTGGTTTTGGAGGCAACCCTGAAATTCAAGCATCACTAGAGAATTATAAACTATATGCCAAACTGTTAGGCCGAAGCGCTTTAGATTCTATAGTGCCTGGTGCTGGATTGGCAGCAGACTTATATACAGGCAGCGCCGTAAATCCATACACTACGGTGGATTTTTCTGGGGTAAGACTTAAATTTCACAACTTCGTGTGGACGGTTTCGCCAAAATCACAAGAAGAATCTAATACAATAAGAGATATTATAAAGGTTATAAAAGGTGCTATGTTACCAGAATATGGCGGCACTAGTGCCATAGCGCAAACAAAGGCCTTGTTAAAATATCCAAATCTAGTAAATATTAAGTTCTTGGGTATTAATGATGAGTACTATTATAAATTTAAGCCGTCAATGATACAATCATTCAACGTTAGATTTAACGAAGGCAATCAACTTCACTTATTCGAAGGTGGTAAACCAGTTGTACTTACATTGCAATTGAATTTATTAGAAGCTTCGATTCACACTTCAGAAGATTATAGGTAATAATACATGTCTAGATATTTTACTTACTTGCCTAAGGTAACATATGACGACATGGAAGTCGTTGATATCACCGCTCGAGCAAATATACTTGAATCTATAAAAGGTAATACCATAGCCTTTCTTAACTATACAGTTAAAGAAGGTGAACGTGCCGAAGATATCGCATACTATTACTATAATGATATCGGCAAAGTTTGGTTGGTATATCTGGCAAACAATATTATTGATCCATATACTCAGTGGCCTCTTTCGAATGCAGACTTTGAACGAATGCTTATTACCAAATATACCACATTGTCTAATACAATACCTTCGGCAGTTATTGCCTGGACACAAAACAATGTGATTCACTACGAGAATATAGCAGATCCTACAGTTAAAATTACTACCAAAACGTATACCCTCAATGGATCACTAGGCCTTATTCAAGCTGGCGAATGGCGATCAGTCAGTTATTATCAATACGAATCTGAAAAGAATGAAGCTAAAAGAACTATCTTTTTGGTTAACAGAGTATATGCCGACCAAATGGAAAAAGAACTAGAGAGCATAATGAATGGCTGATATTAAACAGGCGGGGTCATACGAGCTTAAGAGTGCCAAATTAAAAAGTTATGACGGCAGTAAACAGCTCGATGTCAAAAACCTAATCGTAGGTTTTGAAATAGTCGAGTCTATGTCGACTACATCCGTTCGCGGTAGCACCACCGTATTTGATGGATCCAATATACTAGAAACGTTTCCCTTAAATGGTGAGGAAAGTATCGAGTTTACATACGTTGACTACTTTGGTATTGAACGTGTCGACACCTTTATGGTCTACTCTATAAACAATATTAAATATCCGGATCCTAATAACCAAGCCATTTTGCAATACACTCTTAATTTTGTTTCGCCTGGTAAACTATTGGCAAGTAAAGAATATATTATGCGATCGTATAAGAATGGCGTGATTAGTGATTATGTTAAAGACATTTATAACCAATATTATAAAGAAGCTGTCACCGCGAATAAGTTAAAAGCAAAAGAGTTAGTAATAGAATCAACTGATGGTCAACAAACACTAGTCGTGCCTAATCTGTCACCCGAGGAAGCAATTATATTCTTTTCGCGAAGAGCTTACAACAGTGCCAGTAAAACACAGACATATAGATTCTTCGAAAACCGAGATAAGTATTACTTTTCAACTGTCGAATATGTCGAGGATGCAAATAAAAACTTTGTAGGTTTTGGTAGCGGTTTGGTTGATCCAAAGTTAGCTCGAGCTGCTAAAATTCCAACTACCGGCGGTGCAGTACCAGTCTTTACTAAGTCATATAAACCTGGTATTGGGCCAGAAAGACAAGACGAACTTATGTATGAAATTATTGATATTGCTGTAGGAAAAAAAGTAAACACGGTCGAAGATCTTAATTATTCTGGTTATAAAAAGGCCATATATGAGATTGATGTTTTAAATGGCACAAGCACAAGAAAAGAATATGATCACGCTGCTGAGTTTACAAAGGCTGGAGTAAAACTCCCACACAGTAATGAATATATCCAAGATATGTTACAGAATGAGCATGTCCAATTTGTTTTTAAAGATTATTCTTCTGTAGGTGGTGTTACTGGGCCAAATATCCGTGACGATCAATTCTATAGTGAACTGTATACTAAAAAGCCGGCTTACTTCTATCACTATGCACAGAATAGTATGTCTCTTACAATTTACGGTCGTAATACAATCTTTGCCGGCAGTTTGGTTGACATACAGTTATTGGAACGTGTTCCTGGAAGTACTAAATTTGATAAAGAAAAAAGTGGAAGATATATTGTAGAGTCTGTATCTAATAATTTTGTAGATAAGAAATATACGCAAACTCTTACATTGACTAGATATGGAGTTGGAACATGATAGGTACACAAGGGCTTAATAATTTAACTTGGTTCATGGGTTATATCGAAGTATCGAATGATGCTTCAAACAATGATAGAGTCAAAGTTCGCGCATTTGGTTTCCATCCAACTGTGACATCTGGCGAAGTACCTAAGGATGATTTACCATGGGCATCTGTTATTCGCCAAAGTACTGATGTATATACACCATTTAATGAAGGCGATTTGGCCTTTGGCTTCTTCCTAGATGGCAGAGACGCTCAACATCCAGTAGTACTCGGTGTGATTAATACTTCAAGATATGGCATTCCAGCCATGGCGCCATCAGTTGCTGGTTTTAGTTCGGATGTAGGTAGTTCTGGTGGCAATAGTCCGGGCGATATTGGATATAACGCCTCGGCCGATCTGGCGCCTCATGCTCGAGCATTTTTAGATGCTACAGCATTGAAAGAATCCGTGAATGGTAGATATGATATCAGAAATGGCGGAGGCACATATGATATTAATCAGGGGCACCCTGGATATTCTCCCGGGCCTGGCGGCACTAGTAGCGCATCCGGGCGATATCAATTTACGTATGACACTTGGCTTGAACTTAACGGCGGTGTTAATGCTCCCATGACAGCAGCAAATCAGGATGCTGCAGCATGGAAACTAGCCCAAGATCGCTATAGATCTTATACTGGCGGCGATTTAAACTCACAATTGCAAACTCAGGGACTTACACCATCAGTTCTCTCTAGTCTCGGTCCTACCTGGGAGGCATTTTCCAATTCCGGAAGTCACGGCGATATTATCGGTCAGTTTCAAAACTCTCTTGGGGCTTATGCTAATGGATCTGCTGCATCAGATTTACTACCAGAAAATCCTAATGCGTATTTAGCCGCAATGCATGCGACATATGGTGCATATGGAAATGGCGCGTTACCAGCTCAGGTTACCGGAGAGGATATCCATCTTACACCAGTTGTTGCAGCTGAAACTATGCGAAGATCTTCTTCAACCAGATCGGGCAGCAGAACAATTAACGAGCCTGGTGTACAAGTCGGTGGCAGTAAACGATCTTCTGTGTGGACGGCACGGCGTAATGGATCATATATTGAAATGCATGCAGGACAAGGTACTGCAGCAGAGTTTATTACAATTATGCATTCATCTGGATCCAGTGTAAGACTTGACCAACAAGGTAATGTCATAATTAAATCCTCGGGTCGTACTCATACCTCGTCAGAAAACAACTATGAATTGGCGGTGAAGGGTTCGTCAACTGTAATATCAGATAAAGGATATACAATCAGTGTTAGCGCCGGTGGTGTTACAATTGATTCTGATTCTGATATCAATTTAACATCGGGTGGTAATATTAGACTTCAAGCCGCTGGTGATCTTCTATTAAACTCTGGATCATCCATGGATTTTGCTAGTGGTCGTATTGGTATGCATGCCAGAGTTGATAATATTGATATTGCAGCCGCGAATAAAATTACAGTGCAAGCTAAAACATCAATTGGATTAAAGAGTGATACTACTATCGGACTTCAAAGCGATGGTATTGGTCTTAAAGCAGTTGGAAATATTAATGTTGGCGGCGAAAAGATCTATCTGAATGATGAGGCCGGAACACCATCTGATATCCCTGCGGCACTTGCCACAAGAGCTCCAGAACCTCCAGTAGCTGGAGCTGCATCACCACCAGATGATAGTGTTGACCTATCAGATCCAACACCAGAAGGCGTAAGCATGGGTTCATTGGATGAATCCATAACAGCACAATAAAGGTACTTAAATGACTTGTAATACATTCGACTCACCAAGCACAAAGTATTCTACTTCAGCTCTCACCACAGATCAATTAGCTTCTAGAATTAAAACATTCGGTGAACTATTGGCTGAGGAAAAGAACCCAGCTTTAAAATATGATTCAGCCTTTTTAAGTTCAGCCATTGTAGGTATTACTGCAATGACTCGAGTTATTAATAATACAAGTCCTGGTAGTTATACACAATTGGTCAACCGAGTAGAAGCAGCACCAATTACTGCTTCTGAAATAGCAGATTTTATTGACACGACCGGCAATACAGTAGAATCAATTACGTTTGCAATTCAAGTATTTAATAATAGTAATCAAACATCCAATGGTATAGATTCCGCCAATTCAGTTATGTCAATCGTAGTATCTAATCTATTAGAGCAACTGGACATCTATTACACTGAAAGTTTTGGATCTAGTATCAGTAATGGATTCTGCGCAACATTTAGTGGCATTCTGACGGGTCTTGCAGGACTCATGGGAGCCTTTTCAGCAGCACAAAGTTTTATTAATGGTATATTAGGTAAATTTGGATCTATTATCACTCTGCTTCAAGGATTGGTTGATACTATTAAAGAAAAGATGTTGTCCGTTTTAGATGGAATAAGATCAGCTGTATCAGGCTTTGTAAATATGGCAAAACAATTTAGTGATGCAATACGTGATGCCGCCAATTTCTTTAGTGATTTAAATATGCAAAAACTAAAGGATAAAATTTCAGCACTCATTTCTGGCATTGGTTCCAAATTCGAACAGATTACGCCAGAAGTATTAGCATATCTACTTTTTAGATTCTGTCAGTTAACAAGCGCTATTGAATCGTTCATGAGGTCACCTATCCAAGGTGTGCAGGATATGATGCTTAGACATACTCAGGCAATGTCGATATTTACCAATATGTCAGACTCAGCCAAACTGGCCGCAATTGCAGCTGGTGCTTTTAGAATGGATGAAGCAACAATACAAGCAAATAAACAAAAGATCACTGATCTTGCAAATAGACAGGCCGATCAGACCAGAGGTTCTACTGTAAAGCCTTCAGTATATTATACAAAACCGTTTGAGCAGAGTGAGATTCAAGCCGCTTTAAGTATTATTGGCGGCAATTTTAGCTCGCCATATTTCGATTTCTCTGATGTCCTTGCTGAATCTGATGGTGATAAAACGGTTACGATGTTAAGGATTGACATTATTATAGTCGCATTACGTATAGCAAAAAGAATGGGTAGAAAACTTTATATTATCTCTGCTTATAGATCGCCTGAAAAGAATGCAAATACTGAGGGTGCAGCTAAAGATTCTCTGCATATGACGGGATTAGCATTTGATATTTCATGGACTGGAAGTGGTATTACAACCTCGGATGAACGTGAACGATTTATTGCAATTGCAAGTCAGGAAGGCGTTGGCGGCATGAGTACATATCCGACATTTATCCACATTGACGTTGGAACAAGACGGACATGGCCCACTGATGCTAATGGGACTTCGATGCGTCATGCAGAAGCTATTGCATTGCACGTTGCGGATCGCTTTAGAAACGGATAAATAATACCAAAAGGATACTAAGATGGCAATCACTCCATTAACTCGCGGGCAGACCGTCACATATTCTGACTTTGGGAAAGATTTACAACTTAGCCCAGTCAACTTTGATGTCGCTAGAAAAGTGGATGAAGCTTCGATTAAAGAATCCATTCGTAATATTTTACTGACTGATAGAGGCGAAAGACTTTTCAATCCGAATCTTGGTTCAGATTTAAGAGCTTTATTCTTTGATCATATCACACCCGATACTGAATATGGCATTCAACAAACAATTCAAAATGCATTAGAGGCTTACGAACCAAGATGCAATATATTATCCATTAAAGCTATAGGTTCACCTGATTACAATAGTATAACAGTCAATATTGTTTTTAGTATAATAAATAGATCTGAACCAATAAGTTATAACGTAATCCTCAATAGGGTAAGATAATGACCAGCGTAACAGAATTAGATTTCAATGAGATTAAAACTTCTCTCAAGAACTATTTAAAAGCTCAAAGTAGGTTTCTTGATTATGATTTTGAAGGGTCAAATATTAATGTCCTATTAGATGTTTTGGCGTATAACACCTATCAGAATAACTTCTACACAAACATGGCAATGTCAGAAATGTTTCTTGACAGCGCACAACTTCGTGACTCGGTTATTTCTCACGCTAAAGAATTAAACTATACTCCTAGATCCAAAACGTCGGCAAGAGCAAAGGTCAATCTATCTCTCACTGTTGCAGCTCCTTATCCGACCACAGTTACGATTCCAGCCAAAACAAAGTTTATAGCACGATGTGGAAATAGAACCTTTGCATTCTATAATGAAACTGCAGAGATTATTACACCATCGAACAATCGCTTTGAATTTTTTGGACTAGACATATACGAAGGTAGATATGTTACTGAGGCATTTGAAGTCACAGGTACTGCTGGACAGAGATATATCTTATCGAATGCCGATGTAGATACTGACAGTATTAAAGTCACTGTTAAACAGACAGCCACAGATACTACTAGTGTCGAATACATCTATAAGCAAAACATCTTTGGTGTCACCGATACTGATCCAGTTTTCTATATCCAACCTGCCGCAGACAATAAGTATGAAATAACATTTGGTCTGAATAGATTTGGATTGAATCCAAGCACTGGCAATGTAATTATTGTAGAATATAGAATAACCGCTGGAACTGAAGCAAATGGTGTCACAAGTTTTGCAACTGAAAGCCCTATCTCGGGATATAGCACAGCTGTTACACTGAATGCAAAATCATCTGGTGCTTCAGATGCGGAAGACATTGAGTCAATTCGATATTTCGCACCAAAGTCAATCCAGGTACAAGATAGAGCCGTAACCGAATCTGATTATGAGATTCTATTGAAGAATAGATTCCCAGAAATTCAAGCAGTGTCTGTATACGGCGGTGAAGAAGCTACTCCGCCTCAATACGGTCGTGTTATAATTGCTGTTGATGTGCAAAATGCCAGCGGTGTATCCGAAAATGATAAAACGAAATATTACAATTATTTAAAGGATCGTTCACCAATTGGTATTGAACCTATTATCGTTTCACCAGAATTTATGTATCTTGATGTCAATACACAGGTTAACTATAATATAAGTGTTACTGATCAGTCACCGCCGCAGATTCGAACTAAAGTTTTAAACTCTATAGTAAATTACAGTAACCAAAATCTATCTGACTTTAAGAAAACATTTAGAGGTTCTAAATTTGCTTATGCAATTGACAACTCAGACCCAAGTATCGTCTCAAACGAAACTGAAATACTTGCAATCATTCCTTTAAATCCAATCCTAAATGTCAATAATAGCTATGACTTTAGTTTTAGAAATAAACTCATTAAAGATCACAAGTTAACAGAAGCTGAATTAGTATCGTCACATAAATCGGCGATTAAATCATCAACGTTTACATATAATGGATCTAACGCATTTATAGTTGATGATGGTCTAGGCGTATTACAAATTGTTAGAACAACATCTACTGGATTTGTATATTTAAATAGAAATATTGGAAGTGTTAATTATGATACCGGTCGTGTTATTATAACAAACTTAAATCTGTCAGCTTATGGTGGCAGTGAACTTAAAATTTATGCCAGAACTGATATACAAGATATTACTGCACCTAAGACTAGAATCATTACCATTCGCGAAGAAGATATTAGACTTAATGTGGTCGGTGTTAAAGAATGACAGACATTATACAGAAAATATCATATGCAATTGAATCGCAATTCCCAAGTCTTTACCGAGAAGAAGGCGATGAATTAATTGCATTCGTAAAAGCATATTATGAGTTTTTAGAAGAAACTGATAGATATTCTACTAAACTTAGTAGACAAATGTTTAACGCAAATGATATTGATGATTCGTTAAATGACTTTCTAGTACATTTCCAGAAAAAGTTTTTAGTTGATTTTCCGTTTATTGCCGCTACTGATAAACGATTTATGATTAAGCATATCATGGATATGTATTCATCTAAAGGTTCAAAAAGATCTTTAGAACTTTTGATGCGTATGTTATTTAATGAAGAAGTAGACGTATATTATCCAGCTCAAGACATATTAAAACCATCTGATTCTGAATGGTACCGCCCACGATATATCGAAGTCACAAAGTCTGCAAGGACAAGGGGCTTTTTAAATCGTGAGATTACTGGTTCTATATCTGGTGCAAAAGCTTTTGTAGAAGGCATTGTCACAAAACGCGTCGACGGTAAACTTATTGATATCGTTTATCTAAGTAATGTTCGTGGTTCTTTTAGAAGAGATGAACGTGTAACGTCAGATGGCAATCTAAAAAATGCACCTAAGATTGTAGGATCTCTAACAACACTTACAGTTGAACTTGGCGGTAGAAATAACACAGTTGGTGATATCTTTGAAGTTGTTACGCCTCAAGGTAAGGACGGTTTAGTACGTGTTGTCACAACTGAAAACGCGACTGGCCGCGTAGACTTTGATATTGTAGAAGGTGGGTATGGTTATACGTCGGCCTTTGTAGATGGTACTAGTGATTTTGTAGCAAATACCACATCAGTATATGTATCCACGGCATTATTAACTGTAAATAATGCAAATCAAGATTTTATCCAATTTGAAAATGTCGTACAGAGAATAGAAAGAATTAGTGCATTATCAGCAACGAATATCAATTCTTCTTATGTCGTCGGTGATTATCTTGTAGGTAAGAACGGCGCTGGTACTGCGGTTGCAAACGGCGTTATTATATCAGTTGCAAATACCGATTCGAATGGATCTATTATATCAACTGCATCTGCAAATTCGATTATTACTGTGCAGTGTATAGGTGACACAACCTTTACAGATCAAGAAATGGTCATAGTAGGCACTGCAACGCCATTTACAGTGGGTGAATATTTAGAAGAAGAAAGCGAGATTACCTTACAGGTAAGCGATTCAGGAACATTTAGTGTTGGTGCTAATGTTTCACAAATTATCCGTGAAGCAGTAGCCAATACGATTGTTGCTAAATCTATCGGAAAGGTTCAGTCTGCTAACTCGACTGTTATTGTTTTGGAAGAGGCCTGGGGAAGTTTTATAAATGGTGTTGTATTAACTTTAGATTCTAATCCAACCGTTACGGCCAGTGTTGATTCTGTTAGTGTGGCTAATTCCGGAGCTAGAGCTATAGTTACTTCGGTAACTGGCGCTAACGTTAGTGTTCGTGGTGTATATGGTACATATGATGTTTCCAATAAGGTACGCGGCGATCGGTCAAGACTTATTGCTACCGTATCGTCGGTGGGTACTACAGGCGCTGCTAATATTTACTTAAATGGCATTAATACTTCTAATGGTGCTGTTGATACTGTTTCAAATGCATATGCTACCGGTATCATAGTCGGACAGAATACAAGTGCCATAGGCATCTATGGAAACACGTCCCCATTCTATTTTAATGCGAGTGGCAACTTTTACATTGAAACAACTCGTGAGAATCTTGTATCGCCTCCAAGATATGCAAACAGCACTATCATTGAGATAAATCGGCCAATTTTAGGCATTAAAACAGGTTCATCTGCTACATTTAAAGTCGGTTTACTTGAAAATACTGAAACTGTTACATTAAATACCGATATGGTAGGGGCTAACAATAGCGCCAATGTACCTTTTATTGACGTCATGCTTTCTGGTGAAGGATCTGGGGTCGGATTCGTTGACAGCATTACGATTAACACTGGCGGTACACTTTATTCAAATGGTGGAGTAGTCACATTTACTGGCGGTGGTTATGGCAGTGGTGACCCATATGTTGTAGCCTCAGGACTCATTACCACAAATACAACTGGAGGCATAACTACCATCACTGTAGGCACACCAGGTGAAGGTTACTATGCTACGCCGACAATTAATCTTCCGGCAACATCTGGAGTAGTTGCTACTGTTACAGTTAATATGGACTTTGGTTATGGTTTTGTGAAACTTCCAAATGCAGATAGCGGTACACTTTTGGTCGATGCACTCACATCTGAAAACTTTATAATGGGTTCTATTGCTTCACTTACAAGAATCAATCCAGGTGCTGATTATAATGCTGATCCGTTTATCTCTGTATATAATAAATATACCGCTTCATATGGCCGAGGCGATTTCTTTGTAAATCTGCAAAACGTTATCGGCACATTCAGTGTCGGCGAAACATTAGAACAGATAATATCTGGCACTAGCACGGCAAAAGGTAAAGTAATATCCTGGACTCCGGCAGGAGGTGGCACGGGTGTACTCCATGTGGAAAGAAATGCATTTAATATAGCATTCCAATCTGGATATGTAATAACCGGTTCTGATTCAAATGCTAGAGGTGATGTGATTGACGTTATTAGCGATCCTGCATCTAGAGTTTTAGGCGATAATGCCATTGTAACTGGTAACGTGATTGCCGCAAATGGTATTGCTACTTCAGTCGAGGTCGTCGATTCTGGATTTGGATATGTCAATGGTGAAACAGTCGAACTACAGCGCGAAGGTTTCCAATTCATTATTACAGCCACCGCTAATGTAATCAGCACTGGTGTTGGAAGTGGATACTGGCGCACAACTACCTCACACCTTAATTCAGAGAAGAAGATACAAGATAATAGATATTATCAAGAATATTCATATGATGTCATTTCTAATCTTTCAATAAATAGATATGAAGAAATTGTAAGAAGTGTACTTCACGTATCCGGTAATGAATTATTTGGTAGTGTATCCAAAAATACAAAAATTGATTCACCATTGCGAATTGCTAATAGCAGTATTCAACCTGTCGAAATAGTAACAGAATATCTAGTAACGGAAACTGGAACAAACATAATAACTAAATCTGGATCGTATCTGACGATTCGCACTGAAGGAGCGGTATAATGGCAAACACTACGATTGATCAATTAGCATCACTTACTGGAACATCTGTTGCCAGTAATGATCTGTTCCTGGTGTATGATGCAAGTGCTGTGGCTGAGAAAAGCATTACGACCGCTGAACTCAAGAATATGATCGGCAACGGTGCGTTCACCTTTACTACCTCTGGTGTGACTGACGCGCTGGTTGTCACGAGCACAGACGCAGACGCGTCTGCCGCACCAGATATTGTATTCTACAGAAACAGTGCATCGCCTGCTGCTTCTGATGCAATCGGTAATATATTGTTTAGAGGTAAAAGTTCAACCGGTGTAGATAGAGACTACGCCTCAATTTATACTGCAATCAGTAGTCCCACTAACACTGCCGAGGCTGGGTGGCTTGGATTCCGGACAATAACCGCTGGTACTATTGCAGAACGCATGCGGATCGACGCCTCAGGCAACGTAGGCATCGGCACAACCACGCCGGCATCTAGACTTCAAGTCGCGGGCCAGATCGCAGGTGCATATACTGCTCATGCAAATGGCACAACTGCAATGGCACTTGGAACTAATACTGTAGTCAAAGTAACACCGACTGCTACTGCTACCTTCACTACGACCGTGGCGGCGGCCGGATCAAGAGCATCGGTCATCATTGTAACAAGCGGTACAACGTCATACACCATCACATTTGGCACCGGCTTCCAGACTACCGGAACGTTAGCAACTGGCACAACAACGGCAAGAACATTTGTGATTGAATTCATTTCAGATGGCACAACTATGATCGAAGCAAGTAGAACTGTAGCGATGGCGTAAGGGATAATAGATGAAACTGATTACACAAAACTTTAAAACACATGCTGCAAGACAGTTCGTTGAGTCATTTAACGAAACATCAAACACGATTTACTACATCGGCGCACATAAAAGCACACCTTTTATTGACGATAATAGCCCACCAGATCCAACTACAAATGTAAGCGATACACATTATACTCTATATGATGAACTTATTTTAGGTAAACATGTAACTCCAGCTGACGTTGCACATATGATTCGAAATGAGCAATGGGTATCTGGTACTGTATATGACATGTATGACAATACCGTAGAAGAACTAGAGACCAAAAATTTCTACGTAATATCACCTGAATCTAGTTCATATCATGTGTTTAAATGCTTGAATAATAATGGTGGTGTTGCATCCACTGACCAACCACTATTCTCTGAAACTTCTGCTGATGATGAACTTTATCTAACCACAGACGGTTATCAGTGGAAATATATGTATAGCATTACTAATAATGAATATTCAAAATTTGCCACAGCAGATTATGCACCAGTTTTTGTTAATGCAGACGTTACGGGTAATGCGATATCGGGTAGTATTGAAACTATTCTAATTGAAACTGCTGGATCTAATTATAACAGTTATGCTTCTGGTACTGTTAAGGCTTCTGCCGTCAACGGAAATACTTTACTATATTCTCTAAACAGTGATAAATTTTTGGATTACGAACTTACTTTAAGTAGTGTTGCAGGATTTGTTGAAGAAAAAGTAACATCACAGAACCCAGATGGCAGATATGCAAATGGTGTTACACTAGCAGTGTATTCAGCTAATAATACCATAAGAGTCACAAATGTCAATAGAGCTTTTGTTGTTGGTCAAACTATTAGAGGCGTAAGCAGCAATACTACATCTACAATTGCATCGTTTCAAAAATTAACTACTGCACTATCAAATGATACTGACTTCTATAAGAATAATGCATTCTATATTCGCTCCGGTCGTGGTGCTGGACAGTTAAGAACCATTACTGAATATATTGTCACCGGTGATGAAAGACGTGTCCTGCTTAATGCAGCCTTAAATCCTTTACCAGATTCAGCATCAGAATTTGAAATTGGGCCTAGAGTTATTATTACTGGCGACGGAGTTGATGCAAAGGCTATTGCTACGGTAAGTGCAAGTGCTAACTCTATAGCTGATATTGAAATTATTGATTCTGGATCAGGTTATACCTATGCAGATATTACTATCATTGCAAATACTGGACTTATTGATCTTACATCAGGTTTGGCTATTAGTACAACATCAGCCTCAGCTAGAGCAATTATAGCGCCGCCAGGCGGTCATGGATCCGATGTGATCAATGAACTGTATGCAAATAGAGTTGGCATTGGTATGCAAATTGCTAACACTGAATCAAGTACTATTCCAGCAACAAACGATTATCGAAAAATTACGCTGATTAAGGATCCGTTATTCGCTAACGTTGAATTAACTCTTGCAAGTAGTGTTGCGGCCAGCTTTAATGCAGGTGAGATTGTGACACAGCCAAGCACTGGTGCTACAGGCATTATTACAAATCGTGATGGGGACGTTCTGAGACTCACAAACATTAGAGGATTCTTTGCAACTAGTGCAAACGTCGCCGGCGCGACCAGCTTATATAGTGCAAACGTAACATCCATTGATAAATCATTTACTACATTTGATCAAAGAGAAATATATCAAGTTGAAACCATCTATGCAGGACCAAATGATAACGGATTTGCATTGGATGAATTAGTCATTCAAGTCGGATTGCAACAACTTTCATCTAATGTAATATCGCTAACACTGAATCAATCTGCATATTTGTATAACGATGCTGAAGTGGTGGTACAAGCAAATACTGGAGCGACAGGCGTCATAAGTAATAGATTTGATAATACCATAACACTGTATAGCGTAAGTGGTGAATTTGCAACAGGCAATAGTACTGTCAATTATATTACTGGTCAAACATCTAGTGTTCCATCTACAGTACAAAGTGTGGATAATACTTTCCAAGCTAGTGCTTTAGGTTATGTTCACAGTTTAAATTCTGCAGCTGCTAACAGTACTGTAATCGGATTGACTGGAACAAAAGGCTTCTTTTCCATATCGGATGATGCTTCAGGCACTATAAATACATTTGTAGGTCAAACGAATAAGGCAGAAACAAAAATAACTGGTAGAGTTTACGATTACAACTCATTAGTAGATGGATCGGGTGAATTCCTATTTGTTGAAAACTTCTCGCCAATTACACGCAATTCAGATCAAACTGAAAAGATTAAACTTGTCATTGAATTCTAAAAGGTAAATTAAATGGGTCTTAATACAGATTTCAACGTAGCGCCATACTATGACGATTTTGAAGAAGATAAAAACTTTCATAGAGTTCTATTCAAACCGGCAGTTGGTGTTCAAGCGAGAGAATTGACACAACTTCAGACTATTCTTCAAGCTCAAGTTGAAAGATTTGGCTCAAATATTCTAAAGGAAGGTAGTATTGTCAAAGGTGGTAACTTTGTAGAAAGTACCAAATTAGCTTACATAAAGCTCCTTGATCTACAGGCAAACGGCCAACCGGTTGTCATGTCCAATTATAAGAATCTATATGCTGTGGGTGCCGTTACAGGTGTTAAGGCCTTTGTCGAATTAGTCGCAACTGGACTTGAATCACAGGCGCCAAATCTAAATACTCTGTTTGTAAAGTATCTTGGGTCAAGTACAAAAGCAGGTCAGATTGGGGTAAAATCATTCCAAGCTGGTGAAAACATTGAACTCTATTCAGATAGTGCATTAGCATCTCTTGTCTATACTGTGACTGTCGCGACAACAGCAATCTCGGGTGCATCGGCACCCGTCGGTTACTGCTATTCTACTAGATGTACTGATGGTGTAATTTTCCAAAAAGGACATTTTGTTCGCTTTGATGCACAGCAAGTTGTAGTAAGCAAATACAATACAGAACCTGATGGTCTGGTTGTTGGATTCCAAACACAAGAATCTATTGTCAATAGTAATAATGATACAACGTTACTTGATAATGCAAATGGGTATAATAACTATAATGCACCAGGTGCTGATCGCTTAAAGTTAACTCCTATTCTCACTGCGTTCACTCTTGCCCAAGCGGAAGCAGATGAAACATTCTTTGCAATTCAAGAATATGATAACGGCCGTCTTGTAAGACGTAACAATACTACGCAATTTAACAGTATTGAAAAAATGATGGCGCAAAGAACTGCCGAAGAATCAGGCAATTATTCGCTACAAGAATTCCGAATTGGCGTTCAACAAAAAACCTCGAATACCGCCTTACTTGAAGCTATTGCTGGCGCAGGTACCGCTTATGTTGAAGGTAAAAGAGTTCAAATTCTCTCTGATTTTACTGTTAATATGGCAAAGGCAATTACATTCGAGACTGCCGAACAACAGGATATTCTTGCCAACTATGGTAATTACATTCTTGTAGATAACTACCTCGGCAACTTTGACTTTACTACTCAGCAGACATTAACTCTTTATGGTGCAACCACAGCAGCCACATCCACAGTCGGATTATCTGCTCCTAGTGGTGACGTTTGGGGAACCGCAAAGGTTCGCGCTGTAACTCGTGACGGTACGTCAAATACAATCTTTAGAATTTATCTATTTGATATCAAAATGGCCGCCGCCAAAAGTTTTGCCACTGTCAGATCAATTTACGATTCAAGCCCAGCTGCAGTTGCAAACTTAATTCTTGAAGATAGTAAAGCTGTCCTTAAGGATGGTTCGTTTAGAAATCTTATTTTCCCAGTCGGCAAAAATGCAATTAAATCAGTTGCATCAACCGGCACCGATTACATTTATAGAACGTCCTCAACCACTGTGACATTTAGCGCTGGAGGTCTAGCTACTATTGCATTAGGTGCAGGTTTTGTTTTCCCATACGGTGCAAGTGCAACTCTTGGCACAGACGCTAAATCTGAGATTATGGTTATATGTAATGCAACATCCACCTCAGGCGAATATCTTCAGGGTACATCACTGGTAATGTCAACAGCGACCATTACCACATCGGCTGATGCTGCAACTCTTACTATTCAATTAGCGGATACCACTTTAGGTGGTACGCTTAGCACCACTGTTTATTACAACGTAAAGGTGGCTGATGTAAAACCTATTGGTAAAACGCTCGAAACAGTATATGTAAAGTTTGATACGAATACACTTGGTACTGCTGGTACATATTCTCTCGGTTTACCAGATGTATATTCCATTGAGCAGATTACAGAGACTACAAATGCCGACTATACTACAGGTGCTGTCGACATCACAAACAAATACTTACTGAAAAGAAACGATACCGAAGAATATTACGGACATTCGTATATTGAAAAGATAAGATCATTCACCCCAGGTTCTAGTGGTCGTCGTTATGTTCTTGTCAAAATGAAAGTATTTAAGAAACTTACAACAGGCGCGTTTAGTCAATCTTACTTCTCGGTAGACAGTTATCCGGTTGATGATACCACCGCAACTTTACCTGCAGATAAAATTCGTACTGAAGGCATACCAACCTTCACAACGAATAATGGCACGATTCTTTATCTCAGAGATCAAATCGACTTCAGACCTTATGCAGCAAATACAGTTGCATATGCGACAACTTCTGGTACTGCAACAGTACAGGCAAGTTCAATTGCTACGATAACTGCAGGTATGACATTTGGTTCTACTGCACTCAATTTGATTGCACCAAATAAAACACTTGAGGCTACATACAGTTACTATCTTGGTCGTCAGGATAGATTCATCATTGACGGTGAAGGTAGATTTACATTACTTCAGGGCGAACCATCAGAGGATCCAAAGGCGCCAAATCCACCAAATGTCGGAATGACTCTTGCCACATTTAATATCCCACCATTCCCATCACTACCACCTATTGTCGCAAATAGAGCAGGTAAACCTGATTATGGTGTTATTATTTCAAAAGAAAATCATAGACGTTATACCATGGATGATATTGGTAAGATCGAAAAGCGTCTTAATAATATTGAATACTACACTGTTCTAAATGCACTTGAAAAATCAGCAACAGATCTAGTCGTTACAGATTCTAGCGGTCTTGATCGGTTTAAAAATGGTATTCTTGTCGATAATTTTGATACATTACAAATTGCGAATCTCAAAGATACTAACTTTGCTGCCGCTATTGATCCTTCATATAGCGAATTGACTCCTAGATTTAGAAAATACAATCTAGATATGAAGATTGTATCGGGATCACTGACAAATGTCACAGATTTTGGCGAAGGTATTACTTTATCAAAAACAGATAAAAAGTTTATTGATCAACCTTATGCAACAACATTCAGAAACTGTGTTACGGATTTCTGGAAATTCTCAGGTACTACGGTTTTATTCCCAGAATATGATGGTGCACCTGAAGTAGTAACTGCTCCAGCTGTAAATATTACATTTGATCAAACCGCGATGGTACAAGATATTGTTGCCGCAATCGGTGAGTTTGTACCATTATCTAATGTCTCAACTGCGGTTATTGGTCAGACCACCAATAGTTCTTCAGTTACTCGAGGTAGAACTACGACCACTACGACCACAACAAATACTACTACTCAGACCACAAAAAATTCGTTACAGGTAGTGCCAGGTAAGGAGAAACAAAATCCTGTCGGTGATTTTGTCACAGACTTTGATTTTAAACCTTTCTTGAGAGAAAGAGATGTTAGAATCCTATCAGAAGGTCTAAGACCAAATACTAGATTCTATTTCTTCTTTGATGGTGTAGATGTGAATACTAGTGTTATTCCTGCAAATGTGGGTGATACAAAACGCGTATCAGATCTGAGAAGAGTAGGTAAATTTGGTGTTACTCATGAAATTAAATCTGATGCCAATGGTACATTAAGAGCAATTTTTAGAATTCCAGCCAATACCTTCTTTGTCGGCGATAGAGAACTTATTATTGCCGATGTTGATGATCTACAATCTATTGCTGCCGCAACTTCCACTACAACGGCAACTTATAGAGGTTATAACTTCTCAATAGAGAAAACACCACTTGAAGTCACAACCCGTGAAGCTAGTTTCAAAAAGGTAACCACACAAACCCAAAGCACAAGTTCTACCACGAGTGTGACTTCTGTGACACTCCCACCACCGCAGGATACCGGCGATCGAGGCCGTGAACCTAGTCCACCTGGCAATGATCCTATTGCTCAAACTTTCAAGATAGAATCTGATATGTCTTCTGATACGGCTGTAATGGTGACTAAGATTGACCTATTCTTTAAAGAGAAAAGTCCGACATTGGGTGTTACTGTTCAATTAAGAAACTCAGTCAATGGATATCCCGGCCCAGATACTATGCCTTTCGCATCTATTCACCTGGATTCAGCCGATGTTAGTGTGTCAAACGATGGAACAGTAGCGACTACTGTAACATTTGACGCACCGGTTGCATTAAAAGTTGGACAGGAATATTGCGTAGTAACAATTCCAGATCAAGATAATCCAGACTATTTAATTTGGGTATGTAAGACAGGATTAGCGGATGTTGCAACAGGGGTTAAAGTTACTATGGACGCGGCTAGCGGTACATTATTTACTTCTACAAATAACCGTGCATGGACACCACATAATGATGAAAATCTGAAGTTTAAACTATACAAAGCACAGTTTAGCAGTGCCACTGGTTCTTTCCAGATGACAAATAATAGCCATGAATTCTTTACTGTTTCATCATATGCGGGTCAATTTAAACGTGGTGAAAGCGTTTTTGTAACTAGTGCGAATTCTGCTGGAACAATTTCTGCTAATACTACAAGTAGAACAATTACAGGTTCTGGCACGTCATTTACGTCAACGTTTGCTGTAGGTGAACATCTTGTCTATATTGCTGGAACTGATTATCAAGTCCTTGAGGTCACCAATGTCGCTAATAATATATCACTGACTGTAAAAGAATTCCCATCGGCTGCCAATACTGCCGCAAACTACTTTAAAACAGTAAGCGGTAAGGTTGATTACTTCAATGCCTCTGGTGATCCTGTAAGACTCATTCTTGAGGAATCTAGCGCTAAAACTGGATTGGTATTTGCGGCTAATGATGTTGTTACCGGTGCTGATTCAGCCGCAACTGCCACTATTGGATCTATTGATTCAATTCCAGTAAGTTATCTGCAACCACAATTCTACAGATCAAACTTTACAAGAACAAAATCAATTCTTGCCGCAACTGCACTTTCTAACGGCTCGAGTGATTATCTTGGTGGTGGAACTTCACCTATTGACTTTGATAATAACAAGTATTTCAATGGAACCGCAACTTACATTAAGAGTAAATCTGCGGCTCCTACTGAAAATTCGTTTGTCTTAAGAATGAGTTTATCAAATGATTCGACAACTACTCGTGATACGTCTCCGTTTATTGACCATGAAATTTCAACCGTGGATATCTATGAACATCTTATCAACAATGATATTGCTGACGAAAATAGAAATATTGCCGGAGCTGCATCATCTAAGTATATCTCAAGAACTGTCCAACTTGCCGATGGTCTTGATGCTGATGATTTAAAGATTTGGTTGACTGCATATAAACCGCCAGGTTCTGATATTACTGTTTATGGTAAGTTTAAGAATTCGGCTGATTCGACACCGTTTGATCAAATCCCGTGGACTAAACTACTTGCAGAAGATAGAACTAACTTTACATCAGCAAACAATGATCGTTTTGACTTTAAGGAGTTCCAATACTCATTGGGCACTACAGGATTCCAATCTGATGGTACAACAGTGACCTCTAGTGCAACTGCTGGTGGTTCTGCTATTCTCGAAAGTGGCACAACCTTTAAATATCTTGATTCTGCTGGTGCTATCTACACTAACTATAAATATTTTGCGGTAAAAATAGTTATGACTTCAACTGGGCCACACAGAATACCTAGAGTCAAAGATATGAGGGCACTTGCATTAACAGTATGATAGTTAACACAGACAATGAAGATTTTGCTAAGGACTTATCTACAGGTGCTCTTATAAATAAGAATAAGGGCGCCTTAGAGAAGTATCGTAAAACAAAAGAGCAATCAAATAAGGTGGCAAACTTGGAAAGCGAAATAGATAATATTAAAAGTGAACTCGGTTATATTCGCGAATTATTAATTCAGATAGCAAATAGGTAAAGCAGAATGTCAAAGTCATCATATTTAAGCGCTAACGTAGAAGTAACTACAGATAGTTTTGGCGGCTGGATTAATAAAACAAACTTGATTATCAATGATATGGGAACTGTTGTAGTTACCGTAGCTGATGTGGCACAACCTAATACGACCAATGGTGCACAAACCACCGGTAACTCACATATCGAAGGTAGATTTTCGGCTAATACTTTAATTGCTGCGACAGCATTAAGAGGCGGTACTGTAAGTACTCCAGCGAATCTTGTGATCACTACCAATACAATTTTTAATGAATCTGCTCTTGTTCAGATCAGTGCAAATACGAATCTATTTGATGTTGATGCAAATAACGTTGTTATCTCATCGAATGTCACCTTCGATGGTGGTTCCACAAAGAAAATTCTAATTGATGCTGCAAATACTACAATCAACACTGGTTCACTATTTGTAAGATCAAACACTGAGTTTACTGGCACCAGTGCCAACGTCGGTACTACCACGCTCAATGTCACCGCAAACTCTACATTCTCTGGTGCTAACGTTTATATTACTAGCACAAATACCACTATCGGTAATGCTGGTACAGATGTGCTCAATGTCAATGCTGTGGCGGACTTCAACGCAAACGTTAATATTGACGGTATTTTAACACAGACTGCCAATGCTGTATTCACTGGCGCTAATGTTCAGATTGATAGTGCCCTTACCACAATCGGTAATGCGACAACTGATTTGGTCGTGGTAAACGCTTATCTGAACTCAGATCTGATACCAAATGCTACAACCATTGATCTTGGTACTGACGCAAAGCCTTATGGCAACGTTCATACAACCTATGTTTGGTCAGATAATAATATTGAATCACAAGGTGATGTGGTCATTAAAGGTTCTACTACCAGAACACTTAAAACTCTAAGTACCACAACCACCCAACAGACACTTAATGTCGTTCTTGAAAATAGTGCAGCTGCAACCTTTACTCCTATTGTCGCAAACACCTCAGGTGTACACAGCGGCGCAAATACTACATACGATCTTGGTTCGACCGGTATCAATTGGCGTAACCTATATGTAAAAGATGCAGCAATTGCCAACTCAGCTGTAATTACAAACGTTCTGACTATCAATTCACAGGCGAACACCGCATCTCTTATGGTTCGCGATCTTACCGCAACACGAGTTCCATATATTGGAACTGCAGGTGAAATCGTTGATAGCGCAAACCTAGTATTTTCTGGCACTGGTCTTAACATTATTGGTACTGCCAATGTGACTACAAATGCTAACGTAGGTGGAACATTTGGTGTCACTGGTGCAACAACTCTTTCTAGCACACTTGCTGTTACCGGAATTGCCACATTTAGTTCCAACGCAGTCTTCTCTGATAGTGATTATCTTGTTCTTGGTACTGGAGCAGATCTATTAATCTATCATGACGGCACTCATAGTTATATTACTGATTCTGGAACTGGTAATCTTAAGATTGATGCTTCTCAATTAGATATTGTGACATCGAACACAACTGTCACTGAGACAATGGCAACATTCGTCCGCGAAGGCGCCGTAACACTCTTCCATGATAATACGGCCAGATTAGCAACAAGCGGTACAGGCGTTTCGGTGACCGGTATTCTAGCGGTATCGTCAAATGAAACTGTTGCTGGTACTCTAGGTGTTACTGGGGCCTCAACCTTCGCAAATACTGTTGGTGTTACCGGAGCGGCTACTTTTGCAAATACGGTTGGAGTCACAGGCGCCGCTACACTCTCAAGCACTCTTGGGGTTACTGGAGCAACCACTTTTGCTAACACCGTTGGTGTCACTGGTGTTGCTACATTCTCTAATAACATTGTTATGGCTGATAACAGAACAATTATTATGGGTGACTCACAAGACTTTATGATTTATCACGATGGATCACATAGTTATGTTTCGGATCTTGGAACTGGAAACTTAAAACTTGATGCATCACAACTTGATATTCAGACATCTAATTCCACCGCTACAGAAACTATGGCGACGTTTGTTCGCGATGGCGCCGTAACACTATTCCATGATAACACTGCAAGAATTGCTACAACTGCAACTGGCGCCTCGGTAACTGGTATACTTGCTGTATCTGGCAATGAAACAGTCGGTGGTACTCTTGCTGTCACTGGGGCTTCAACCTTTGCAAATACCATTGCTGTCACAGGTGCTGCTACATTTAGCAACACTGTTGGTATTACTGGCACTACTACTGCCGCAGCTATTACTGCTAGCGGTCTTATTGACTTAACAAATACTACTGATGCCACATCGACGACCGCTGCGGCTATTAAAACTGCAGGTGGTCTTGCTGTTGCTAAGAAACTTTATGTCGGCACGGAAGCTGTTCTGGCAGGTAACACCACAATTGGTGCTGGTAAATATTTAACCACGCCATATGCTAACGTAACCACAGATTTGGTTGTCGGTGGTAATACATCAGTTAATAACCTGACCATTACTGGTACTACTACTCTATCCTCATCCATAACGCTTACTGTGAATACTGCAGCATTTACCACAGCCTCAGTTACTGGTAATCTTACTTTTGATACGGCTGCTACAGTAACCGGCAATTTAATCCCATCCTCAAATAATGCACAAGATATTGGCGGTGGTCTAAAAGTTTGGCGCACAGTATATGCAAATAATATTGTTGCAAACGTAGCTTGGGCAAGTGTTACCGATAAACCAGATCCCAACATCGTTGTTACTCTTACCGGTGATGTAACTGGTACGGCCAATGCTACTCTTACCGATCTTGCAAATGGTACTATATCAATCACAACAACCATTGCATCAAATGCTGTTGCCCTCGGTACTGATACCACTGGTAACTATGTCGCTACCATGGCAGATGGGACACCATCAACGCAAACCGGTACCTCAGGTCTTACAATTACTGCAGCTGCAGGTGAAGGCACAGCGGCGACAATTGCTCACGCTGATACATCATCAGTTTCAAATCTAGCGATTGATAACTCAAACGGTAACGTTCTGCAGGATTTAAGTCTTACATTCGATACATTTGGTCACGTTACAGGCACCAGTTCAGCTTCTGTTAACCTTGATCTGAGATACCCACAGTCGGCATTTACAAATATTGCTGTCGCTGGACAGACAACAGTTGTCTCTGACAGTCTTACAGATACACTTACTCTTGTAGGTGCTGGTATCGCTTCAATCACCACGAATGCTACAACAGATACAATCACAATTACCGCAACTGAGGCGGATACTCTTGCCACAGTGACATCAAGAGGTAATACCACCACAAATAGTATTACAGTAAATGATATTAATGCAAATAATGTTGTTATCTCTGGTAACCTTACTGTATCGGGTACTACGACATATATCAATACTACAACTCTCAACATTGGCGATAATATCGTTACACTCAATGCCGATTATACTGGTACTACACCAAGTGAGAATGCTGGTATTGAAGTCAGACGTGGTACTCTTGCAAATACTGCACTGCTTTGGAATGAAACAAATGATCGCTGGACATTTACAAACGATGGTACCAATTATTTCAACATCCCTATATCAAGTGAGTATGACAACTACTCTTCTTGGACTATTCAGGATGGTGATACCACAACGTATACTATTACTTCTGGCGATACACTACAGATTGCTTCTGGTACTGGTATTACTTCAAACTTTACAGCTGATGATGTACTAACAATTACGAATACCGATCGTGGGTCATCACAGAATATCTTTAAAAACATTGCTATCTCTGGACAGTCGACCGTAGTAGCCGACTCGAATGATGATACACTTACACTTGTAAATGGCGCTTATGTTACTATCACGGCAAACGCTACTGCCGACGAAATTACTGTAGCCCATAATAATACGACAAGAACTGATGCCACAAGTACGGCGGCACCAAGTTATGGCGGTACATTTACTGCTATTGATAGTGTCACTACTAACGCGACTGGTCACGTTACAGCAGTAAATGTTAAAACAGTCACAATACCTGCAAGTGACAATACCAATACCACATATGATCTTCTAGCGGTGGCAAATACTGCTGCAAATGCTGGTATTATACGACTACGAGACAGTGCAAGTGCAAATGATGATGTGTTGGTCACTGGATCTGGTATTGTCACAGTATCATCAAACGCTACTCACATAGTTGTTAACGCTCCTTCACCAGCTGGAACAAATCTTTCATTGACATCTAACGGTTCAACTGTATCCGTTAACTCAGATACTGGTACTGACGTTACTATTCTTGCCGCAAACGCTACCACTGCTGGCGTGTTAACAGCTGAAGCACAGACCATTGCAGGTGTTAAAACATTTACCAGTACTATCGCTGGTGCTGTCACCAATGGTGCCTTAACTACAGGCACTCTGGCTCAATTTGCTGCAACTACATCGTCTCAATTAGCTGGTATTATTTCAGATGAAACTGGTACTGGTTCGTTGGTATTCAGTGCATCACCGACCTTTACAGGAACTCCTCTGGCTCCGACTGCTGCGGTGGGCACAAATACTACACAGATTGCTACCACTGCTTTTGTTAACTCAGAGATTGCTAATGACATTGCATCTAAGGCTAATCTAGCTTCACCAACATTTACTGGAGTGCCTCTAGCACCAACCGCCGCTGTTGGAACAAATACTACACAACTAGCAACTACCGCATTTGTAAATGCCGAGATTGCCAACGACATTACAGGTAAGGCCGATCTGGCTTCACCTACCTTTACTGGAGTTCCTTTGGCGCCGACTGCTGCTGTGGGAACAAATACCACACAACTAGCGACTACAGCCTTTGTAAATGCGGAAATTGCTAATGACATTACTGGCAAGGCCGATCTGGATTCACCAACATTTACCGGAGTACCTCTAGCTCCTACTGCATCCGTAGGCACAAACAATACTCAACTAGCGACTACAGCCTTTGTAAATGCAGAAATTGCTAATGATATTGCAACTAAGGCTAATCTAGCTTCACCAACATTTACCGGAGATGTGACTTCTCCAACATTGAGATTAACTGCTACAGCGGCGGCGAATACCACTTCTACTGGTCATGCTTTCCAAATTGGGCTTAGTACTTCAACTAATTTAATCATCGATACCAATGAAATTATGGCAAGAAATAATGGTGCTACTGCTACCCTTAATTTAAATACCGATGGGGGTACTGTCAGTGCTGGTGGTGATCTTACTGTAACTGGTGATATTACATCGGTATCAGATGTTCGAGTTAAAGAAAATGTGGCAACTATTGATTCCGCTCTTAATAAGGTTTCAAATCTACGCGGTGTTTATTATAATAAGATTGGTGAAACAGAACGTAAACTTGGTGTTATCGCCCAAGAAGTCGAAGCAATTATCCCAGAGGTTGTCAATTCAGATTCTGAAGGAATGAAATCAGTTGCATATGCAAATATGGTTGGCCTCCTGATTGAAGCTATCAAAGAGCTGAAAGCCGAAATTGATATGATGAAAAATAGCTAATAGTAAGGAGATACGAAGATGGCTATAAAAATTTCTAGCAGTACTGTTATAAGTGATGCTTTAGCGCTTAATAATATTGCATCATTAGACACTGCGTCAGCTACATCCATAGTTAAAGCATTTGATCTGAATACTAGTATTACAGCTGGAGCTACTGCAAAAGCTAGACGTACCGCTACAGTCAGTAGTGCTAGCGCCGCCGCAGGTTATCAATTGCAATGTCAATATACAATGATTCAATCTGGATCCGTAAGATTTGCAATAACTGCTTCTGTTGCCATCTCGAATGGTCAAGGACTCATTCGGGTTATGAGAAACAGAGCTGGAACATCAACATCAGTGTTTAGTTCAAGTCTTACTACTACCAGTACCGTATATACTACTGATCAGACAGTAGAATTTGGCGATGAATACGATATACAGGTATCGGGTACCTCAACTGGATCTGGTAAATCACTTGTAACCTATGCAGCTACCATTACACAGTCTGAATTGCGCGCGGGGACTACTGACGTATATATTCCTGGCTGGAGTACTACTGACACAGTAATCATAGTATAAGGATATATAAAAATGTTAATAAATCTAAAATATCTAAATCGTGAAAAAACAGCAATACAAGCTCTGAATGAAGAAAATAATCACATTCTTATTGAACAGAATGTTAATTTGGAATTATTCAACGATTGTGTATCTGGTGCATATGGATTCATAGAAAACTTTGATGACTCAGGTCTTGATATTGAAACTGATCCATTGATTATCTATAGAAAAACATTGGAATGTTCTAGACTACAGGCCAAGGCAATTTTATACCAAAATGGCATCCTTGATCAGGTAGATGCTTTGGTTGCAAATTCTGACTTTTTGGTTCAACTTGCGTGGAAGGAGGCTCAGGTTATAAAGAGAGCCAGTCCTCTTATTGAAATGTTAAAAACTCAGTTAACTTGGGTTGATGATACTCCGATTACAGATGAAGACTTGGATAATCTTTTTGAAGAGGCTAAAAGAATTGAATTCTAATCTAATACAATATTCTGTTATGAATTTAGCGGATTATGAAAATAAGGAGGCTATGGTCAGCATAGCCTCCAAGTTTATTGGTGTACCACCTAATCTTAACGTACTTTTGCGATACTATTCTATTCATGGTGGTCGAATTATTTTAGCACACGATGATTCTAAACTAGTTGGATTTTACACATATACTTTCGGTAGTGTTTACTTTAGAACATTACAAACAATGCACTATCTGATTAATGTTTTAAATGTAAATGGTATTGATAAACGTGATGTCACAATTCCTTTATTTACTATGGTGGATAGAAACTACCCGATTGAAGTATATTATGAAATGAATAAATTACGGGTTGCCGACGCCAAATCTCTCGGTTATACCTGCGGTATCATAAATACATATATGGATGCTACCGAATCACACGATTTTTGTAAAATGCGTGAATGGTCACAACGAGCTTCATTTTTTGAAAATTTGACTAATACCAAAATAGTCAACACGGGTTATTTAAATGAATATGGAGATCCCATTCTTATCCAATATTATTAATGTTGGCCAATTTAATTTTTGGGGTATACCTAAAAATGCTAATACATCTATAAAAATTGCTTTAATAGATAACAATTCTAACAAACCTAAAATTGAGAGTACGTATTTTAGGCGTTATGGTGTAGTCAAGACTATACAATATAAAGAAATAGAGAGATGGGTGCATGAAGCTGATGCATCCAATTATATAACGAAGGATGAGGCTATTTCAAACGGCGAATTTAATTTTACAGTATTAAGAGATCCCATTGATAGATTTAAAAGTCAGTTAGCTTATAATCGTAAACTAAAATCTATTAAGTATAGTGACATATCGAGTGTATTATCTTATTTACTTGAAACGCCTAACGATAGCCGAGAAGAAATTTTTAGATCGCAATATAGTTATGTAGAATATGAAAATACCATTATACCAAAATTGTATTCTATGGAACAATTGGACAAGGTAGAGGCACTGATTAATAAAAAATTGCCAACCGTAAATACCACGAACAGTTCAGATTATGTATTATCGCATACTGACATTGACCAATTATATCAAATCTATTCTAAAGACTTTGAGATATATAAATCAGTCGAATAGGCTGGAATAAATAAGTCTAAATGTCGACATAAAATGAATATAGGATTTAACGAATAGACTATGACTATTTTAATTTACATACTGATAAGTTTTATTTGGTGGTTTTTCCTATCGTCGACTGTAGTATCGGCTGGATACCATCGGTATTTTGCCCATAGATCATTTAAAGTTTCTTTGTGGTATGAATACTTTGTCTTGATTCTTGGGCCATTATCGGGATCGGGGCCTGTATTAGGATGGGTAGGTGTTCATAGATTGCACCATAATCATTCAGATACCCCTAAGGATCCACATTCTCCGAAACATCAACCAGTTTGGCGGATATTAACGTCAACTTTTAAAGTGCCCCCAATTAAACATCGGCACGTGGTTGATATGTTAAGAAACCCAAGAGTAATGTGGTTCTATAAACATCACAAGAAGATTCGAGTTGCTACAATTTTAGGCGGTTTAGTATTATTGCCGATCCAATGGTGGTTAATTCTAATTGTCTCACCCATGATATATGGTTACATAGGTTTTGGATTGATTAATACGCTATGTCATAGTGGAGAAGGCGTGAGAAATTCCGTAGTCGCAAATATCTTTACAGGCGGTGAAGGTTGGCATGCTAATCATCACGAAAAACCAAGAGATTGGAAAATCGGTAAAAAGTGGTATGAATGGGATCCAGCCGCATGGTTTATTAAATGGATAATGATAAAATGAACAGACAGATATCGCCATTCGCAAATTTAATTAGTGATATGCCCAATGTACTTGTTAATCAGCACTCGTACATTAACGAATTTGTAAACTTTAGCGCTATTGACACAGTAGCTGGTGGGTCTGCATTTATTTTAGGTTACTCAAATAAGGAAATATTAGATTTTATTTCCAAGAAAATGCAGACTATAAGTCGACCCCAGATTATCTACAATCATACTTCTAAAGACGTAGAGGATATAAACGATTTTCTATGTAATGTAGCTAAAATGTCAAATATAGTCTGGTCTAATTCTGGTACCGCAGCGGTGGAATCTGCTATTAATATTGCATTAAACTATATGGCCCCATCAGGTCGCGATACCATTATTAGTATAGTTCCAACTTGGCACGGTACATCTAAACTGTGTCTTGAACTAAATGGTATTACAGAGAACAAAGATAACACAGTTATAAACATTAATGCTAAGAGATGGTCAAATATTGCCGACCGAGATTCTTGTGAGCAAGAAATGTTAATAGAAATAGAACAACATTTACAAACCAACAGTAAGATAGCTGGTATAATATTTGATCCAGTACCTTGGATATCTGGCTCGCTTGAATATTCTAAAAATTGGTGGATTGCAATTCGCAATTTATGTAATAAATATGAAATATTAATGATAATAGATGATGTTGCTTTGTGTTACGGCAAATGCAATAATTGGTTTTCACATTTAAACCACCCGGTTATTCCAGATATTGTGGCAGGAGGCAAAGCAATTACTGCCGGGCATACACCTGTCGGAATAGCAATGTGTACGAATAAGATTTATCGAGGGATGAATAAGTATAACTTTACATATTGCCACACTTTACAACCATATGCTGGATCAGTATATGCTGCATTAAAGACTGTCGAAATAGTCAAGAGGGATAATCTATTAGAAAAGTCGTTAGACATATCAAAAAGATTGATTGAAATAGGCGAGTATTTTAAGAGTGAGAACTATATAAATGAATATAGAGTATCAGGTCTGTTCTTATCTCTTGATTTAAACAAATCTGTAAATTCGTTGATGAAGTATGGATTGACCGGTCGTATGTATCAAGGTAAGAAACTAAATATGTGCACACCATTAATAGCAGATGATGCGTATTATGATCAACTAATAAGTAGAGTGAAAAATATTTTAAATGCTAAACTTTGACAAAAATTTTAAAGAAATATATCCTTTGCCCGATGATATCATGACTCTTGTTAAAGAACATGCATTGGATGATAGTGGGTGGTACGATTTAGATCCTTATGGCACAGATGGTAAAGGCGGATTTTATCAGAAAAAGTTAAAATTAGACTTGTTTGAATCTGTAATTCCCAAGATGGGCAAATTTAGACCATTCATTGCATATATGTTAAAAACTGATCCGTACTATGTTATAGAAAAACATATTGACAATAGAACAATGATGACTAAAACAGCTTTAACATGGGCAGTTCTACCTTCATTAGATAAGTTTTCACCTACCAAATTTTACGTTGATGATGAGGAGTGTACATATTTTTATTCTAATCGAGGATTTGTTTTTGATACTTTCACGCCGCATGCGATGGAAGGTAACGAGCACCCAAGATTTTTATTCCAACTTCGTTATCATAGTGTATATGCTAACATGATCAGAAAACTTAGACAGTATGGATATATAGATGCAGACAACAAAACGTAATAGAGTTCATGGCACTGGACCTGATAGAACATTATTAAAAACCTTTGTAAAATTAGGCGAAGTTTCAAAAGAAACAATTCAAGAATTAAATGACATCATTGATCAACATAAACATAATGATATTGGGGGAGATGTATACAGCATTACCAAAACTGTAGATTATGAAAATACGCATGGTGTCAAAGGAGATTTTTATCGTCAAATACTTTTACAGAAAAAAGCAAATGAAGATAATATGTCTACTGCTGTGAATGGAGTAGTATTTAATGAATATGAGGAGTTGTATACAAGATGGGATACAGAAAAATATTCGATAAAAAATACAGTTAATGATATATCAAAGTACTTTAATTCGATATGTAGATTCAGATTGAGTGAAACACAACCCTATAATTCTATAGCATGGCATATTGATACCAATACATCAGTAATGTGTAGAGCACAAATATGTGTCAATGATAATGATTCACTTTTCGAGTTTAAAGATAGACAAGGACTCAAAACTTTGCAGATGAAACCTGGCGAATTATGGTTTATAAACACTGGATGGAATCATCGGGTGGTTTCTCAGGCAATAACTAGACGGACTGCAGTGTTTTCGTTTAAATTTGAAAATCTGATTGATGGTAGTAATACTTTTATATAGGAAAGCGATGGTTTATAAATAACCATAGGATTCAAGGAGATTATCTATGGCTATTAAAGCAAATTTAGTTGTTGATCAAGGCGCAACATTTACTGCTACTATTGATTTAACTGATACGTCAGATAATGTATTTAATCTCACTGGATATTCTGTGGCCGCGCAGATGAGAAAAAATTATGCATCAAGTACTGCCATCAATTTTGTCGGCAGTCATAGTTCTGCAGGTGGTGAAATATTTCTTTCTATGACTGCAAACACAACTACTGCAATTGAACCCGGTAGATATCTATATGACGTAGAGATTACATCATCGGCTGGGACTATTACTCGTGTGGTTGAAGGCATCGTTACTGTAACCCCAGGTATCACGAGATCATAATATGACTATTAGAGCTGTAGTTTCACAAGGAATTCAGACAACTGCTAAGGTAAATCCTCAGCAGAACATTCAAGTTACTAATTACCAGATAAACTCAAGTAATATGACGCTTGACGATCTTTCTGATGTCGTCGTCGGCAATTTGCAAGATGGCGCTCTTATTACTTACCACGCATCGACACAAACTTGGAGAGCTCAGACTGTGATCGAGAATCCAAATACAGAAATTAACGGAGGATTCTTCTAATGTCACTCATCAGAATCAAACGATCAGGTTCTTCCGGCTCACCTGGTGCGCTTGCACAAGGCGAAATGGCATACTCATTCCTTGGCGGAACGCAAGCAAACGGTGGTGATCGCCTTTATATCGGTACCGGTACTGAAACATCCGGTGTTGCAGCAAATATAGAAGTCATTGGCGGTAAATACTTTACTGCCATGCTTGATCACGTGCCAGGTACTTTGACCGCTACCTCGGCGCTTGTTGTCGATTCAAATAGCAAAATTGATATTCTAAACGTCGACAATATTACGATTAATGGTAATGCTATTACATCAACCGATACCAATGGCAATATTACTCTTGATCCAAATGGCACAGGAAGTGTTGATGTAAGTTCAGCAAAGATTATTAACCTTGCCACGCCAACCGCAAACACTGATGCCGCCACTAAGAAATATGTCGATGATCAATTTGCCGGCGGTTCAGCCGTACTTCAAATTGCGGCAGATAGCGGTACAACTGATACGGTTCTTTCAAATCAGATTGTGACATTTGCCGGAGGCGTGGGTTTAAGTTCAGCCGTAACAAATAACAATATTACTATTAACCTTGATAATACCGCAGTTACTGCAGGGTCATATGGTAGCTCAAGTGCAATTCCAACATTTACAGTTGATGCTCAAGGTAGATTGACCGCAGCTGGCACAGCAAGCCTTGCAACTAACCTTTCTATTGCTGGTGATTCTGGAACTGATACAGTTCCTCTTCTTACTGATACTCTTACCGTATCTGGTGGGACTGGACTCACATCAGCCGTAACGAATAATAACATTACTATCAACCTTGATAATACTGCCGTTACCGCTGGATCCTATGGCAGTTCAAGTGCAATTCCAACATTTACGGTTGACGCCCAAGGCCGACTCACAGCTGCTGGTACTGCAAGTCTTGCCACTAATCTTTCCATTGCCGGCGATTCTGGAACCGATACCGTTCCTCTTCTTACCGATACACTTACAGTTACTGGCGGAACTGGGCTTACCTCAGCGGTAACAAATAACAATATTACTATTAACCTTGATAATACCGCCGTAACAGCTGGCACATACGGAACTGCTACTGCTATTCCAACAATTGTTATAGACGCGCAAGGTAGAATTACGTCTGCGGCTGCAAATACAATTGCGATTCCTTCGACACAAGTTACCGATTTTGCAGAAGCAGTACAAGATACAGTCGGTGGAATGCTTACTGGCACTCAAAACGGTATTACTGTAACCTATACCGATAACGGTGCTGGAGCTGGTTCGCTTAGTTTTGATGTTGCAGATCCGACCATTACCCTAAGTGGTGATGTTACCGGTTCAGCCACAATGACTAATCTAGGTAACGTAACTATTACAACTACTATTGCGGCGGATTCAGTCGCTCTCGGCACGGATACAACTGGTAACTATGTCGCCTCTATCGCTAACGGATCATATATTACTGGTGGTAATGGCGGTTCAGAAGGTGCAACTCTCACTCTTGCTGTTGATGCAGCAACTGCTGCTACTGCATCAAAGGTTGTTGCTCGTGATTCATCAGGTAACTTCGCGGCGAATACAATTACTGCTGCTCTTGCCGGTAATGCTACTACAGCTACTACGTTACAGACGGCAAGAACTATTGGCGGTGTTTCATTTGATGGAAGCGCTAATATTAACTTGCCAGGTGTAAATGCTACAGGTAACCAGAATACGACTGGAAGTGCGGCTACATTAACCACAGCAAGAACCATTGCTCTTTCAGGTGATGTGGCAGGATCTGTAACATTTGATGGGTCAGCCAACGTAACAATTAGCACAACTATCCAGTCTAACTCTGTTGCTCTTGGTACCGACACTACCGGTAACTATGTAGCAAGTCTTGTGCAAGGCACTGGTGTCACCATTAGTAATAACACTGGTGAAGGAACTACCCCAACTGTAGCAATTGGACAGGATGTTGCTACAACTGCTAACGTAACCTTCCGTGATATCAATTCGACCGGCAATGTCGTTATTGATGGTAACTTGACCGTTTCTGGTAACTCAATTACTATTCATGCCCAATCCATTGCTATTCAGGATAACCTAATTTTTCTAAACGACGATGTGACTGAGACTATCACTGGTGCAGTCGGGAATGGTACCACTGTAGTCTATACGGTTTCCGGTACTAACACATTTGATGTCGGCATAAATGTTACTATTACAGGTGTTAACCCTTCGGCGTATAATTTATCTAACCAAACCATTACTGCTTCTAATAGCTCAACATTCAGTATTACAAACGCTGCAACTGGCACATATGTTTCAGGTGGTATTGCTACTGCTAGAAACGTCACTAATCCAGACCTTGGTTTTGTAGGCCATTACAATGACGGCGGTGACAAGCATGCCGGTTTCTTCCGTGATGCTACAGATGGCAGATTCAAGGTGTTCCAGGGTCTTACTCCAGAACCTAGTACCTCTGTTGATACTGCTAATGCCACTTTCCAATATGCTGACTTACAAGCAAATACCGTATATGCAAACCTTTCTGGTACCGCAACAAGTGTATCAACTGATTTAACATTCAACAGTAGTGGATCTGGTGCAGCATCTGGCACAACGTTTAACGGCGGTACTGCGCGGACAGTTTCATACAATACGATTGGCGCGTCTCCTCTTGCTGGTTCTACCTCTCTTACCACATTAGGCACAATCGCAACTGGTACGTGGAATGGCTCGTTAATTGCTGGCCAATATGGTGGTACTGGTGTTAATAATACTGGTCGCACGATTACACTCAGTGGTAACATTTCTACTGCGAACAACTTCACAACATCAGGTAACTTTGCTCTTACACTCACCTCTACCGCAGCTACGAACGTTACTCTACCAACAACTGGTACTCTGGCGACTCTTGCTGGATCAGAAACATTTACCAATAAGACTCTGATCCTGCCAACAATCGGCGGTACCGGAGCAGTATTTAATGGTTCTACTTCTGGTTCAACTACACTAGTGGCATCTGCTGCGGCTGGCGCAACCACAGTCACTCTTCCAGCTACGACTGGTACAGTGATCACTACAGGTGATACTGGTACTGTAACATCGACTATGATTCTTGACGGTACGATTGTTAACGCAGATATTAATGCTTCAGCCGGTATTGTCGATACAAAACTAGCAACAATCTCGACTTCAGGTAAGGTATTAAACTCCGCTACAACCGCTACAACCTTAAATACTGCTAGTGCGATAGTAGCTCGTGATGCAAGTGGCAACTTTACTGCTGGAACAATTACAGCAGCTCTTTCTGGAAATGCTACTACTGCTACAACACTTCAAACCGCACGTACTATTACTCTAGCCGGAGATGTTGCAGGTTCGGCATCATTCGATGGCAGTGCAAACGTAAGCATTACTGCTACAATTCAGGCTAACTCGGTTGCTCTTGGTACTGATACTACTGGTAACTATGCAGGATCAGTAGCCGTATCAGGTAGTGGTCTTACTCTCACCGGTACTGCAGGTGAAGGTACTGCATATACAATTGATTCGAATGCTACAGCCCTTGCTACAGCTAACACAATTGTATTCCGTGATGCATCAGGCAACTTTGCAGCCAATACCATTACAGCAGCTCTGGCCGGCAACGCGTCAACTGCCACAACTCTACAAACCGCAAGGACTATTGCTCTTGCAGGTGATGTCGCAGGATCTGTGTCATTTAATGGCAGTGCAAACGTAAGCATTACCGCAACAATTCAACCAAACTCGGTTGCTCTTGGTACTGATACTACTGGTAACTATGCGGCTGATGTCAGTGTCACCTCTGATACAGGCCTTGCCATTACAGGCGCTGCAGGTGAAGGTACATCGTTTGTACTCGCCGGTATTAATGCTAATAATACAGTCAAAGGTGTTGCTAGTTTTAGCGCAAATAACTTTACGGTATCATCTGGTGCAGTATCAATAGCCACACTAGATGGTGGAACTTACTAATACAATAATCTCATAGGCTATATAGCCATTATACACGGATGAGGACATATGTCAACAATTATTAAGGTAAAAAGAAGTTCGGTACAGGGCAAAGTACCTATTACTACAGATTTAGAACTTGGCGAATTTGCCATCAATACATACGACGGCAAACTCTTCACTAAGAAGAATGTGAACGGCACCGAAAGTATAGTCGATTTAAGTCTCGGTACTACGAATCTTGGTTATAGTGCAAACAGTACTGCGGTGACTGTAACGTCAGATACTGGCAGCGATATTAATATATTAGCCGCCAATAGCACAATCGCAGGTGTATTAACCGCTGGAACACAGACAATCGGCGGCGCCAAGACATTTACTGGCGATATTCTTTTTAATAATAGTAGCGGCGCCGGTGGAACTCAAGAAGGAGGAGAGATTCAATTAGCTTCTCCAACCGCGAATACTACCCTATCAGGTGCAATTGCAATTGATATCTTCCAAAATCGTCTTAGAATATTTGAAACTAGTGGTACAAATCGTGGGGTATATATTGATCTTACCACAGCCGCATCAACGGTTGGAACTAACCTACTGTCAGGTTCGGTCACTAATATAAGCACCTCGGCCAACGGTTCTACGGTAACTGTCTTATCAGATACTGGATCTGATGGTGTTATTCTTGCCGCAAACTCTACTGCTGCTGGTGTAATAACCGCCGAAGCACAGACAATTGGTGGTGCAAAAACGTTCAGTGGTAATATCACTGCTAACCAGGTAAGTTCAACAAATAACGGCGCTGGTACAAATTTCCAAGTTGGTGATGACGCTTGGATTGGTGATATTAACCTAGCTAATACTATTCGAATCACGGGACAACAAGATGCTACGCAGGGCTATCTTGTATTTGGTAATAGTAGCAATACGGCACTAGGTAGAACCGGTACTGGGTCGCTTACATATGGCGGTAGTGCTATCATTCTTGCAAGTGATACTGCTTCTGCAGCAACCGCTTCAAAAGTAGTGATTCGCGATAGTTCTAGTAACTTTGCCGCTAATACAATTACTGCTGCTCTTACTGGTAACGCATCTACCGCAACGACTCTTCAGAGCGCGAGAACAATAGCCATCAGCGGCGATGTAACTGGTACAGCTACGTCGTTTAACGGTAGTGCTGATATCACGATCTCTGCGGCGATCACGGCTGATTCTATTGTCAACGCTGACATCAACTCTAGTGCTGCAATTGCTGATACAAAGCTAGCAACTATTTCCAGCGCAGGTAAGGTACTAAACTCAGCTACAACAGCAACAAATTTAGCCACAGCAAGTGCAATCGTTGCTCGTGACGCATCGAGTAACTTTAGTGCCAATACTATTACCGCAGCGCTGTCAGGTAATGCGACTACTGCTACTACATTACAAACCGCACGTAACATCAACGAAGCTTCCTTTAATGGCTCTGCTAATATCACAATACCGAGAGTCAGGGCGTTAGACGATAGAATCATAGTCCCGATTGATTTTAGTACTGCGTATGCAACTTTTGCATTTGGTTCTTGGAACAACAATAACACATCACCATATAGTGATAACATTGTATTCAGAACATATACTGATGGGACTGGTGGCAATGATAACCTTCTATCGCTACGCAAAGATGCTCTCGGATTAAGAGTATGGCAACATGGTTTTGGTGCAAATACCGCTTTTGCCACATTTAAAGACGTTGCGTGGACTGATGGCACAAATGCTTCCGGGTCATGGTCAATCAACGCAAGTACTGCTACTACGCTACAAACGGCAAGAACAATTGCGATTAGCGGAGATGTAACTGGTACAGCTACGTCGTTTAACGGTAGTGCTGATATTACTATCTCAGCCGGCATTACTGCAAATACCATTGTTAATGCTGACATCAGTTCAGCTGCTGCAATTGCTGACACTAAACTTGCTACAATTTCAACTGCTGGTAAAGTATCCAATTCGGCAACCACTGCAAATAATGCCGCTACCGCCAGCGCAATCGTGGCTCGAGATGCATCAGGTAATTTTGCCGCTAATACAATTACTGCCGCTCTTATTGGTAATGCAACTACAGCAACCACATTACAAACTTCTAGGACTATTGGCGGTGTTTCATTTGATGGTTCGGCTAACATTAACTTGCCAGGTGTAAATGCTACAGGTAACCAGAATACGACCGGAAGTGCAGCTACATTAACCACCGCAAGAACTATTGCTCTTTCAGGCGATCTTTCAGGTTCTGCAACATTTGACGGTTCGGCTAACGTAACAATTACTGCAACTATACAATCTAACTCAGTCGCCCTAGGCACTGATACAACTGGTGACTATGTTGCTGGATTGACCGGAGGTACGGGTGTTACTATATCTGGTACTGTAGGCGAAGGTTGGTCACCAACTGTAGCAATTGGTCAGGCTGTTTCAACTACATCAGATGTTGAATTCCGTAATATGGTTCTTTCGGGCAACCTTACAGTTAATGGAACATCAACTACTGTTAGCGCAACTGAACTCGCGATTGAAGATAACCTTATCTTTCTCAATGCAAACAGTACCATCACTAACCCAGATATTGGTATTGTCGGTAATTATAATGACGGCACATATGCCCATACTGGTGTATTCAGAGATGCAACCGATGGTCGTTGGAAATTCTTTAAAGGTTATGTTCCAGAACCAGGCCAGACAATTGATACGGCAAATGCTACATTCCAATATGCAGACGTGCAGGCGAATACAGTTTACGCAGCTCTCAGTGGTAATGCTTCAACTGCTACTACGCTACAAACGGCAAGAACAATCGGTGGTGTTTCCTTTGATGGTTCGGCTAATATTAACTTACCGGGGGTTAACACAACTGGTGACCAGAATACTACTGGCAGTGCGGCGACCTTAACGACCGCAAGAACTATTGGCGGTGTGTCTTTTAATGGTTCAGCTAATATAGATCTTCCTGGAGTTAATACCGCCGGTAACCAGAATACTACTGGCAGTGCTGCGACTCTTACTACGGCAAGAACTATAGCTATCAGTGGTGATGTTACAGGAACTGCCACTTCGTTCAATGGAAGTGCTAATATCACAATATCAGCAGTAATCACCGCAGACTCAATTGTTAATGCTGATATCAACTCCAGCGCTGCAATTGCTGATACAAAACTAGCAACTATTTCGACTGCCGGTAAGGTATCCAATTCCGCTACTACCGCTACTAACTTAAACACTGCTAACGCTATTGTAGCACGTGATGCATCAGGCAATTTTAGTGCTGGGACAATTACTGCTGCATTGACTGGTGCTGCTTCGAGTAACGTGTTAAAAGCCGGCGATACGATGACGGGCAAATTAAATCTTGCTGGCAGTGATAGTTTTAGACTATTCGAAAGTTTAAACACCAGCGCAAGTAGTGCAATTCAATTTTATGTCGAACATAACTTAGGAGCAACAAACGTCGGCAATGCTCGTGGTGTATTGAATCTGGTTAGCACCGGTGCTTTGACGATTGGCGGCAGCGTTGCTCTTACGGCAAGTAACTTTAATACTTACGCGTCGCCTCTTGCTGGTTCTGCGTCACTCATTACTCTTGGAACGGTTACTACTGGAACCTGGAATGCTGGTGTTATTGCTGGTCAATACGGCGGCACAGGTGTAAACAACACTGGCCGCACAATTACTCTCGGCGGTAACGTAACTACCGCAAACACGTTTACCACTTCTGGTAACTTTGCACTTGCACTCACTACAACAGCAGCAACATCTGTAACTTTTCCAACAAGTGGAACACTCGTATCATCTGCTGACACCGGCACTGTTACATCGACGATGATCGCGAATGATACTATCGTTAACGCTGACATTAGTCCAACGGCAGCAATCGCAATCACTAAACTCGCGGCGTCAACGATCTCAGGCGTGTCACTGGGTAACAACCTTAACACACTAACGATTGGCACAGGACTTTCTGGTACATCATACAATGGTTCTGCTGGTGTTACGATTGCGATTGACTCAACTGTTGCAACACTAACAGGATCACAGACACTTACAAATAAGACGCTGACCGCACCAATTATCTCGGGCAACACCGCGTTTGACACTGATACATTATTCGTTGATTCCGTTAATAACAGAGTTGGTTTTGGTACTACGGCTCCTGCTTACGATATTCATATTGTCGATGCAGTTGCGCCTATTATCCAACTCGAAGAAACAAGTGTTGGCAATACGTTTATTGGCCAAGACGCCAATGCGTTCTTCATTCGACGAGGAACAATTGGTTCTGCGAGTGCGTTTGAGATCAGTTCAGCTGGTAATGCTAGTTTTGTAGCAAACGTTGCTATTACTAATACTGTTACTTCTGGTACATGGAATGGCTCAGTCATTTCAAGCACATTCGGCGGAACCGGTGTTAATAATGGTGGGCGCACACTTACACTCACCACCGGTAACTTGACTGTTGGAACGCTAGCTGCAGGTTCTACTATCACTCTCGGCGGTAACATCACCACTGCTAACTCAGTCACAACATCAGGTAACTTTGCACTTACATTAACACAAACTGCTGCTACTAACGTCACATTACCAACAACTGGTACTCTTGCTACAACTGGGAACCTAAGTCAATTTGCTGCAACGACTAGTGCGCAACTCGCGGGGGTCATCTCAGACGAGACTGGGTCTGGTGCTCTTGTATTTGGTACAAGTCCATCTTTCACCACAAGTATTGTTGCAGCTAGTGCAACCATGGGTCTATTTGATACAACCGCCACAACTGTGAACGCGTTCGGTGCCACTACCACCCTGAATCTAGGATATGACGGCACAGCGGCGAGTACCACTAACATTTCGACTGGTGCTACAGCTACCGCTACTACAAAAACCGTTAACTTAGGCACCGATGGTGCTGCTGGGTCTACTACTAATATCAACATTGGTTCAAGTGTTGCCGGCACAACTACTATCAGTTCTCCTAATATTACGATTGCAGGTCTAGCAGATACCGCTACTACAGCGACTCACTATTATGTAGAGACTGCTAGCGGAAACATATTGCCAAAAACACTGGCTAATACAAGAACCGAACTCGTAACAACAGCTGCTGTTAACGCAGCCGGTGCAACAACACTTGGTACCGTAACAGTTGGTACTTGGAACGCAACTGCTATTACTGATACTTATCTAGCAACTATTTCGACTGCAGGTAAAGTATCCAACGCAGCTACAACCGCTACAAATCTAGCTACTGCATCTGCGATAGTGGCTCGTGATGCAAGTGGCAACTTCTCTGCAAATACTATTACAACAAGCGCTGCGGATACTGCTACTGCAGCATCACATTACTTTGTGGAAACAGCAAGTGATGGTGCGATCAGACCAAAAACACTTGCAAACGTACAAACTGAGATAGTGACCTCTGCTGTTCTAGGTTCTGGTACTGCCAATACCTCAACATATCTTCGCGGTGATAGATCATGGGCTACCGTAACGAGTGGTATCACTATATCAGACGATACTACGACTAACGCAACACGATATCTAACCTTTACGTCTGCAACATCTGGGTCAATATCTGCTGAAAACGTATCGTCAACAAAACTTACTTTTAACCCAAGCACAGGAGCCTTTACTGCTGCTGGCGATATTACATCAACATCTGATATTAGAGTTAAAACTAATATTCGTACGATTGAGGATGCTCTAGTATTAGTTCAAAATATGCGTGGTGTCTATTTTAATAAAAATGGTATTGCCGGTGTTGGTGTTATTGCTCAGGAGATGGAAGAAGTTCTTCCGGAAGTTGTATTGGATGGAGAATATAAGTCTGTTGCATATGGCAACATAGTAGGTGTTCTCATCGAAGCTATTAAGGACCAAAATGAAACCATAAATACTATGAAATCAGACATTGAAGAACTTAAAGCTTTAGTCAAAAAGTTGATGGAGAGATAACATGGCACAACCAACGACAAGAACAGAATTTAAAGAATGGTGCCTACGTAAGTTGGGTAAACCTGTTATTGAAATCAACGTCGATCCAGATCAAGTAGACGATCGGGTAGATGAAGCTCTTTCTTATTATTGGGATTATCACTTTGACGGTACTGAAAAGACATACTACAAATATCAAGTGACATCTCAAGATAAGGCGAATGGGTATATCACAATACCAGAAAATATTATTGGCGTTGTAAATATCTTCCCATTGTCGACAAGCCTTTCGACTGGTTCGGGTATGTTCAACGTTGAGTACCAATTTGTTTTAAATAATCTCTATGAATTGGCTAACTTTGAATCGTTACACTACTACATGACATTCGAACATATCCAATTTATGCAGCAGATGTTAGTCGGTCAACAGCCAATTCGCTATAATCGACATGTCAATAAACTTCATATTGATACAAATTGGACTCGACTGGACGTTAATGATTACATTATTGTTGAAGCTTATCAGATTGTCAACCCAGAAACCTATGCTGATGTATGGAAAGATCGGTGGCTTCAGACTTATGCGGCGGCCAAAATCAAATATCAGTGGGGATCAAACTTAACTAAGTTCTCTGATATGCAACTTCCGGGTGGTGTAAGATTTAACGGCGAAAAAATTCTTGAGGACGCCGCTGAAGAGATTAAGAAACTTGAGGATGAAATGATCAGTTCATATTCGCTTCCCGTCCATGATCTGATTGGATAAACTATGGCCACAAATTTTTACTTCAATAACTTTACAAATTCTGGCGAACAGAATCTTATTGAAGATCTGATTATTGAAAGTATCCGCATATACGGTCACGATGTTTGGTATATTCCAAGGACTCTTGGTGCAAAGGATGAATTACTTAACGAAGATGATCTATCAACATTTGATGCCGCATATATGGTGGAAATGTACATTAAGAATGTTGAAGGCTTTGAAGGCGATGGTGATTTTCTATCTAAATTTGGCCTGCAAATTCGTGACTCTATTACCTTTACGATTGCCATGCGAAAGTTTAATTCAGAAGTTGGTTTATATAATGAAGAGGTTCGACCAAACGAAGGCGATCTTATTTACTTCCCATTGAATAATAAGATTTTTGAAGTTCAACATGTAGAACATGAAGCAATCTTTTATCAGATGGGGTCATTGCAGACCTATGATCTTCGTTGTGAACTCTTTGAGTACTCACAGGAACGATTTAATACTGGCGTGCTTGAAATTGATACACTCTTTAATAGATATATACTTACGACTAACTCTGCAATCGCCAATGTCGAATCAGTTGATCTTCTTGCGGATAACTTTACAATCGAAACAATTGCGGATAGCATTATTGACTTCACTGAAGCAAATCCGTTCGGGGAAAGTAATTACTAATGTTTGGGCATACATTTTACAACGAGACGACAAGAAGATATGTAGCGGTTTTCGGTACACTCTTTAATACTATTAAGATTACCCGAAAGGACTTATCTGCTAATACTATTCAGACCATGACAGTTCCTGTTAACTATGGTCCCATGCAAAAGTTTCTATCTCGTATTGAGCAGGATCCAGATCTTACTGCTCCTGCTATTACTTTACCTAGAATTACATTTGAGATTACTGGTATGACATATGATGGTGAGCGTAACTTAACCTCACCTAAAAGAATATCAAAGGCAAATACAACCAACGACGCCAATTTTAATAGCATATTTACACCTACGCCATATAATCTAGCATTCCAACTTAACATTATGACTAAATATCAAGAAGATGGCACCAAGATTCTGGAGCAAATCGTTCCATTCTTCAGACCGGACTTTACGCCTACTGTGAAACTAGTCGATACATTAAACGAATACTTTGATATACCTATTATCTTAGAAAGTATTAGCACTGAAGATACGTATGATTCTGATTATCTCACTCGTCGTACTCTTATTTGGACTTTAAACTTTACCTTAAAAGGTTATTATTTTGGTCCAGTGACACAAAAGAAGGTAATTAAATTTGTTGAAATAGATATATATGGCGATATAACCGCCAATACTGGTCTCGAAACAATTACGGTTCAGCCAGGTCTGACTGCAAATGGTTCACCAACAACTGATATCAGTCAAACCGTTCCATATGCCAATATTAACTTTGATGATGATTGGGCGTATATTACACAAATAGAGGATTATGTTGAATAATGGATGATGATATTGCTAAACATTTAGGGTTAGCACCTTTAAAAGATGTTATTGATGCTGAAATTATTGAAACCACCAATAAGCCGTTAGCAAAAGTCGATACGTCAGATGCTGACAGAGATTACAAATATGCCAGAGACAACTTTATAGAAGTTATCAGTACTGGTCACCAGGCACTTCAAGATTTACTAGATGTTGCCACACAATCACAACACCCTCGAGCTTATGAAGTTTTAGCCGCCACAATGAAAACGCTTATTGATGCGAATAAGGAATTGGTAGAACTTTCCAGACGGAAGCAAGAGGACGAAAAGCCTAAAGAAGAAGCAAAAAATAATGTAACCAATAACAATCTCTTTGTGGGCACTCCGGCCGAACTTCAAAAAATGTTAAAGAGTATGCGTAATGAATCAGATTGAAGATGGCTTTCGTGGTAATTCCAATTTAAAGAAGAAGAATGTTGCCATTGAATGGACAGCAGAGCTTCTTCAAGAATACTTAAAATGTGCAAACGATCCAATCTATTTTGCCGAAAAGTATATTCAGATTGTACACGTCGACCACGGACTTATTCCAATTGAATTGTATGAATATCAGAAAGATATCATTAGAGAGATTACTGATGGTCGTCGAGTAGCAGTCAATACATCACGTCAGGCCGGTAAAACTACCACCGCCGTTGTGGTAATTCTACATTATGCAATGTTTAATGACTATAAGACAATTGCACTATTGGCTAACAAAGGTGATGCGGCTCGTGAAATCCTTTCTCGTATTCAGACTGCATTTGAAGCATTACCAAAATGGTTGCAACAAGGCGTCATTGAATGGAACAAAGGTTCGGTTGAATTTGAAAATGGATCCAGAATTATTGCGGCGGCAACATCAGGATCTGCTATTCGTGGTCAATCTATTTCGTTCTTGTACATCGACGAAACGGCATTCGTTGAAGGCTGGGACGAATTCTTCGCCTCTGTGTTCCCGACAATTTCATCAGGTAAAACAACCAAGATTCTCTTTACGTCAACTCCGAATGGCTTAAATCATTTCTATAAGACATGTGAAGGTGCCAAAACTGGGGCAAACGGCTATGGTTATATTGAGGTTCCTTGGTATAAAGTACCTGGCCGAGATGAGAAATGGAGACAAGAAACTCTATCTGGTATGGATTTTGACCTACAGAAGTTTGCTCAGGAATTTGAATGTGAATTCCAAGGTTCGTCTGGTACTCTTATCACTGGTTCTAAACTTAAAGCGCTTGTAATCAAAGAACCGATAAGTTCGACAAACGATATTAGCGTATATGAAGAACCCAAAGTCGGCCATGTATACAGTTGCGTTGTCGACGTTTCACGAGGTCGTGGACTTGACTATTCTGCATTTCAGATAATTGATGTAACGCAAATGCCGTATCGTCAGGTTTTATCATATCGTAATAACTTTATAACACCTCTTGACTATGCAGAACTTATCTTCCGAATAGTCAAAGCTTATAATGAAGCCGCTATTCTAGTTGAAATTAATGATATTGGCCAACAGGTGGCTGAAGCTTTACAATATGATTACGAATATGAAAACATTCTTTTCACACAAAATAATGGCAGATCCGGTAAGATTATCTCGAGTGGCGGTAAGACATCCGAGATAGGTGTCAGAACTACAAAATCTGTAAAAGCCATTGGCTGTAGTGTTTTGAAACTACTTGTAGAACAAGATCAACTTATTCTTAATGATTATCATACCATTAATGAGTTGTCAACATTTTCTCGTAAGGGTGGAAGTTACGAGGCTGAATCTGGTACACATGATGATATGGTAATGTGTCTGGTTCTTTTTGCATGGCTATCAGATCAAAAATATTTCAGAGAAATGACAGACATAAATACTCTTGCCAAATTGCGAGAAAAGACTGAAGAAGATATGGAGGCAGACATGCTTCCTCTAGGATTTTTAAATACTGGCCATGATGAGCCGGATATAATTGATACTGTGCAGCAAAACTGGATCACTTTCTGATTTTGTTATTTTATAAATAATTCTAAGAATTACTATCAAAGTCTTTATACAATTAACAATTCATAAAGGAGAAATGAAATGGCCTTTCAAGTAAGTCCAGGTATTAATGTAAGTGAATTCGATTTAACTACTGTCGTACCAGCCGTGGGTACTACTGAAGCTGCTATTGCTGGTGTATTTAATTGGGGTCCAGTATTGGAAAGAACCCTAGTTACGTCAGAAAGTGATCTAGTAGCGCGTTTCGGTAAACCAACTGATAATAATGCAGAAACATTCTTTACTGCAGCAGATTTTCTATCATACTCAAATAAACTATATACAGTTCGCGTAGTTTCATCCGATGCTAACAATGCTGTTGGAACTGGTACTGCAGGACAGTATATTGATACCGTATCGAATACCACTATCGGACAGTTTATTGCTAAATGGCCAGGTGCTATAGGTAATAATCTTGAGGTGTCAACTTGCACTACCGCTAACGCATATAGTTTTGCTATTTCTGGTGTCACAATGTCAGTTGGTGCAGTTACTGCAACTGTTACCGATGCAGCTAACCTTGCGCCTGGAGATATTCTACGTGTAGGTTCGAACGCTATTGGATTCCAGGATCTCACTGTTACCTCAGTTGTCAGTACTACTGTTACTTTTGCTCAAAAGTTAAGTCTAAAAGCAGCTCTATCTGCCGCTGCTGCAACTAGAAAATGGGGATTCTATAAAAATGTAAGTGCTGCTCCAACTTCTGGTAGATTCCATGCGGCAGTTATTGACGAAGATGGTGGCATCTCTGGTGTTGCTGGCAGCATTTTGGAAGTATATGAAAATGTCGCAATCGCATCAGGTGTCAAAAGCAGTCAAGGCGCTTCAGTCTATTATAAAGATGTTATTGATACACAAAGCCGCTGGATCCGTTCAACTGGTACTGCAGTAACTGCAAACAACGTGGCAGCATATATATCTATGGCTGGCGGTACTGATGGTGCTACCGAATCAACCGTTACACTTGGTGATCTTGCCGAAGGATATGATTTGTTTGCATCCGCCGAGGATATTGACATTTCACTAATTCTTCAGGGTAAAGCTGGTCACGGAACTGACGACACAGGTCTTGCAAATTACATCATTGACAATATTGTAGAATCACGCAGAGATTGTGTGGCGTATATTTCACCTGCCGCAGCTGATGTTGTTCCAGGTAGTGTAGCAGTTGGTGGCGAGATTGATGCAATAATTGCCTTCAGAACTGCTCTAAGCAGTTCAACATATGCTGTCATGGATTCAGGGTACAAATATCGCTACGATAAGTACAATGATAAGTATCGTTACACTCCATTGAATGGCGATATGGCTGGACTAGCCGCTCGTACTGATAACGATAGAGATCCTTGGTGGTCACCAGCTGGTTACAACCGTGGTATCATTAAAAACGTTGTAAAACTAGCCTTCAATCCAAATAAAGCACAACGCGACATTCTCTATCCTGCTGGTGTTAACCCAGTAATTACACAACCTGGTCAAGGAACACTTCTATTTGGTGACAGAACATTGTCTGGCTTAGATAGTGCATTTGACCGCATTAACGTTCGTCGTCTGTTTATCGTTCTTGAAAAAGCAATTGCTCGTGCTGCTAGATCAACTCTATTTGAATTTAACGATGCATTTACTCGTGCACAATTCAAAAACCTGGTAGAACCATTCCTACGTGACGTACAAGGTCGCCGTGGTATCTATGATTTTAGAGTTGTATGCGACGATACAAACAACACTGGTGAGGTAATTGATAGAAACGAGTTTGTTGGTGATATTTACATCAAGCCTGCTCGCTCAATTAACTACATCCAACTCAACTTTGTTGCTGTTCGCACTGGTGTAGAATTTGAAGAAATCGTAGGTCAGTTCTAATAAATAGGTAGTAGAGGAGAAAAAACATGGCTTTTAATATCAACGAAATGAAGAGCCAACTGACTTATGGTGGTGCTAAAGCTGCAAACTTCCAGGTTCAAATTCAGAACCCAATTAATGGAGTTGCAGACATTAAGGTGCCATTTATGGTTCAGGCGGCTCAAATTCCAGAATCAGCGCTAGGAACAATTGAAATTCCATATTTTGGTCGTAAGATCAAAATCGCTGGGGATCGTACTTTCCAACCATGGACTGTTACTGTTATGAATGATGAAGATTTTCTTATTCGTAACGCCATGGAACAGTGGATGAGTGCAATCAATTCGCACCAAGGTAACCTAAGACTTACTGGTGGTGCTGCGCCCGCGCTTTATAAGGCTCAAGCTCAAATTATACAATATTCTAAAACTGGCGAAACCCTTCGCACATATCAGTTTAATGGTCTGTATCCATCAGACATTACTGGTATTGCGATGGATTGGAGTACTACAGATGTAATCGAAACATTTGATGTTACATTCCAATACGATTGGTGGAGTGTCGTTGGCGGTAATACCGGCGACGCAGGTACTCAAGCCTAACATAAATAGATTAGGCAGGAGGGGAGATTTATTTCCCCTCCGTAATCTATAAGGGAAAATACATGCAACTTTTTGGCTTTGAAATCAAGAGAAAAGATAATACTGATCTGAAGTCCTTCGTGGAACGTGAGGATGATGACGGCGCAGTAAATGTTTCAGCATCGACCAGCATGCCTGGTTATGGTGCATTTCTTGATATGGAAGGTACTGCAAAGTCTGAAGCAGAACTCATTACAAGATATCGTTTAATGGAAATGCACCCGGAAGTTTCCAGAGCCATAGATGATATTGTAAATGAATCTATTGTTGTTGCTGATGACTCAAAAGTAGTAGAAATTAATCTTGATGATACCGATCTTTCGGCAAATATTAAGAAAAGAATTACAGATGAGTTTGACGAAGTATTAAATCTTCTCGACTTTTCGAATAAAGGTTATGATATATTTCAAAAATGGTATGTTGATGGTCGCTTAAGATATCATGCAATTATTGATGAAAAAAATATTAAACTTGGAATACAAGAACTTCGTTATGTTGACCCACGTAAGTTAAGAAAAATACGTGAAGTTGCAAAGAAAAAAGATGTTACATCTGACGCGACCTTATCACAAACTAAAAATGAATATTATATTTTCAATGATAAAGGCTTCGGCACAAAGTTAACATCAAGTTCAATTGAAGGTGAAAGTGTAAAAGGTGTTCGTATTGCTACGGATTCAATTATTGAGGTAACCTCAGGTATTCTAAATGAGAGTAATACTCTAGTCCTTTCAAATCTTCATAAAGCAATTAAGGCTCTTAACCAATTAAAAATGCTTGAAGATGCCGCTGTCATTTACAGATTGGCCCGAGCTCCTGAACGTCGTATTTTCTATGTTGACGTTGGCAATTTACCTAAAATTAAAGCTGAACAATATCTTCGTGATATGATGGTTCGTCATAAGAATCGTTTGGTATATGATGCATCAACTGGTGAAGTCCGAGACGACCGTAAGCACATGACAATGCTTGAAGATTTTTGGATGACCCGCCGAAATGGTGAGCGTGGTACAGAGATTACCACATTACCTGGCGGTGCAAATCTAGGTGAAATTGATGATATTCTCTATTTTCAAAAGAATCTTTATAAAGCACTTAATGTTCCTATTTCAAGAATGGAATCGGATACTGGATTCTCATTGGGTCGTGCATCAGAAATTTCACGAGATGAAGTCAAATTTAATAAGTTTATTCGCCGCCTTCGTGTAAGATTCTCTATTCTGTTTGATGAGATTTTGGAAAAGCAACTTGTCCTTAAAAATGTTATGACAATTGATGAATGGAAAGAAATTAAAAACAACATTCGCTATGATTTTCAACAAGACAATCATTTTGAAGAACTTAAAGAGCAGGAAATTCTTACTCAAAGACTTCAGACATTACAAGCAATTAATGACTACTCAGGCGAGTATTACTCAAAGAAGTGGATTCGTAAAAATATTCTTCGTCAATCAGATGAGGATATTAAGGATATAGATATGGAAATGGAACAAGAGGCAAAGGATGCTCCAGAACCAGAGCCCGAACCTGAACCAAAGCCAACTCCAGTTAAAGTTGTGAAATAACAATATTATAAATATTTAAAAGGAATGAATATGGAACCTATGACAATTGCAGATATTATTAAGGCCGCACACAATGGCAGCCCAGTTGATGTACAAAATGCTTTTAATGATGTAATCCAAGCAAAAATGGCCGCTGCTATTGAAGCTCGTAGAGAAGAATTAGCACAATCATTATACGACTCCGATGAAGAATTAGATGATGATGAGCTTGAGGATTCAGACGTAGAAGACGATGATGATGTTGAAGATTTAGAAAACCTAGATATAGAGGAACCCGAGGATGAAAACATTTAAGGACATCATCAGTGAACTTACTGATCCGACACCACGTCGTCAAAAAGAATTTATTGATAAGCACACTGTTCAGATAATTGATTATCCAGCTGGAAAGCCTGACCAGCTTTCAGTAAAAAATATCAAGAAAGATAAAAGCAAAAAAGCTTCACTTCATGATGGCGAAGATGCTTCGGTATATGAAGAAACAATGTCAGATGCTGAAATGAAAAAGCGTGAAGATATTGTAAAGGGCATGAAAAAGAATAAAGCTGACTTCCAAAAGCGTTATGGTGATAGATGGAAATCAGTAATGTATGCTACTGCTACTAAATCTGCCATGAAAGAAGAAGCCGAACTTGATGAAGCTATGACGCACTCAACATGGAATGTGCAACACCCAACCAAGTCTACTAAGAGTTACAAGGTGAAAGCCAGAACTGCCGGTGAAGCTATTAGAAAGGCGCAGAAGGCAGCCATAGATGCAGGTCACATGAAATCAAACGTTCCTAACACTGTGTTTCAATCAAAGCACGTACAAAAAGTTAACGAGGAAGTTGAACTTGATGAAGTATCAGATAAGAAACTAGATGTATATCGTCAGAAAGCATTTGCAGATCAACCATCAGGTGATGATGGTTCTGATAAGTATCGTAAGCGTAAGTTTGGTCGCGACCTAGCATTTGATAAGCAAACCGGCAGAGCTAAAGTTCTTGCTACAAAGGAAGAAGTCGACCTCGATGAAGCTATTGAAGTTCGTCATGACCGTTACCTAAGATCGCACGGTAAGAAGGCTTCCGGGGGTACGGGTTCTTGGATGTTCACTCACAAGGCTATGGGTGATGTAGATCATAAGAACGAAAAGGAAGTGTATTCAGCTCCTAGTGGTAAGTTCTCTGATGCTAAAAAGTCTGCACAGCAGTGGGCAAAGAAACATGGTCACTCAACCGTCTATGTAATGGAAGAAGTTGCTCTTGATGAAGTTTCACAAGAAACTCTTCGTAACTACCACGCCAAAGCCGCTCTTGATCTAAAAAGTAAAAGAGAAAAGCTTGATAAAGGTACCTTAACATCTAAAGATTATAAGCAGGGACAAAATCGTGTCACTGGTTTAAATAGAGCTGCCAATAAAATGGAAGAATATATGGACGAAGCCTTTAAGGCAGGTGCTATGAAATTGAGTGATGGTTCATCTGTAAAACTCACTTCAGAACAGGCATTGACTCTGAATGCTCTCTTCAATGAACTCAATTCTTCAAATAAGAAAAAGATGGAAGAACGTCTGATGTCGGATGCCAAAGGGTTTAACGAAATCCTAGCGTTTGCAAAGGAAGCAGTATAATGGTTGATATTATTCTCAAAGTTAAAGGGTCGCAGTTTACAGCTAATACTACTGCTAACAACATCAGTCTTGCATCACTTGTAAGAGTATATGCTACGGCAAATTCGGTGGTTACAGTTGCTAATACTGGCGGCACCATTGGGACCTTTACAATTCCGGCTGGATTTGTGGAAATCGTGGCAAAAGAACCAACAGATACTATTGCATGTTCACCAAGCGACTCACTTCTTTGCACACCATTGGCCTATAGATAAGGATAACTAGAATGAAACTTATACGCGAAGTCAATGAAAACGTAGGTTATATTACTGAAGCCACTGAGACTGGCCAAAAGCAATATTTCATTGAAGGTATCTTTATGCAGGGCGATATGAAAAATCGTAATGGCCGTGTATATCCTTCATCAGTTCTTGCAAAGGAAGCCGAACGTTATAATGAACAGTTTGTACAAAAGAAAAGAGCTTTTGGTGAACTTGGTCACCCAGATGGCCCAACCATTAATTTAGATCGTGTGTCTCATATGATCACAAACCTACGTCAAGAAGGTTCAAACTTTGTAGGTAAAGCAAAAATCATGGATACCCCAATGGGTAAAGTGGTTAAAAATCTCATGGATGAAGGAGCTACCTTAGGTGTTTCTTCACGTGGCATGGGTTCTCTCAAGCCGAATAAAATGGGAATTATGGAAGTTCAAGAGGACTTTATGTTGGCAACTGCCGGCGATATCGTTGCAGATCCTTCTGCCCCAAATGCATTTGTCCGTGGTATCATGGAAGGTGTAGAATGGGTATATGATGTTGCTTCAGGTTCATGGTTGGCGGCAAATACTTTCGATCGAATCCATGAAGAAACGAAGAACATGAATTCAAAACAGCTAGAAGAGAACGCGGCGCGTCTTTTCAGCAAATTCATGCGATCTTTATCCGAATAATATGTTTTTATAAATAACTTAGAATTAATTCATTCTATAGGGAGAAAACCAATGGCACAGAAAGAATTAGAACAGCTTGATGAATTTAAAGCTTCTGGCGAAGATTCATCAACAGCTGATCCAGTAACTCCAGCAGGTGGATCAAACCACAAGCGTTCAGCAGATAAGAATAACGGCGATAAGGCTTCACCAAAACTTTCAGGTGAAACCGCCGGAGACATGCTCACTCCTGCTAAGGGCAAGTCCCCAGCACGACCAGCAGATAAAGGTATGAAAGAATCAGTAGAGGAAATGTTTGCCGGTTCTGATCTTTCTGAAGAGTTCAAAGAAAAGGCAACTACAATTTTTGAAGCTGCCGTACACGCAAAGCTCACTGAAGAAGTAGAGCGTCTTGAAGAAGAATTCACTGCTAAACTTGATGAGCAAGTAGAAGTAGTTGTGAATGACCTAGTAGAAAAGGTAGATTCATACCTTGACTATGTGGTTGAACAGTGGATGGAAAATAACCAGGTTGCTATTGAGCGTGGTATTCGTGCAGAAATTGCAGAGTCATTCATTGAAGGTCTTCGTGACCTATTTAATGAGCACAATATTAATGTACCTTCAGAGGATATTGATGTTGTTGCTGACATGGCAGAAGAACTTGAAGCAACTGAATCTGCTCTTAATGAATCAATCAATGAAACCATTGAACTTCGTAAAGAACTAGAATCAATGAAGGCTGAATCAATCCTCGAAGGATTCACTAAAGGCCTCACTGATACTCAGGCAGAAAAACTTCGCACTCTTGCTGAAGGTGTAAGCTTCTCTGATTCTTCTGAATATGAGCGCAAAATACAAATCATTAAAGAACAGTATTTTGGGGGTAAGGCAGTACTTAAAGAACATAACGATGGCATTGACCCAGTAGACATTACTGAGGCTAAAAGTGTTGTCAGTTCAGATCCATCAGTAGCTGCATACGCTCAAGCTATTTCTAGAACTCTTAGAAAATAATTAAATTATAAATAATACAGGTAAACAAACCTCACAAGGAGAAAATTAAATGTCAATCGAATCTCTAAACGAAAAGTGGCAGCCAGTTCTAGAGCATGCTGATCTGCCAAAGATCGCTGACTCACACCGTCGTGCTGTTACTGCTCAGCTTCTCGAGAACACTGAGAAGGCACTTCAGGAAGGTCAGGCATGGCAGCCACATTCACTACTAAACGAAGCTATTCC